TTACAACTAGAGGAAAGAAGGGAAAGAGCCAAAGCATTCCTTCAAGAGCTATCCCAAAAGGAATCTGACTTTAACCAAGCCATATTCACCAAATACGGAAAAATCACCCTCAACCCACAAACAGGCGAAATTACACCAGCCCCATAATATTTATAACAAAAACACATGCCAGAAGAAGTATTAATATCCCCCGGAGTTCTAGCCATAGAGAACGATCAATCGTTTGTAACCCAACAACCTGTACAAGCGGGAGCAGCAATAATTGGACCAGCTGTTAAAGGCCCTGTAGGTATTCCTACTTTAGTTACTACATATAGCGAATATGTAAACAAATTCGGAACCACATTCATCAGCGGTTCCCAAACATATTCATACTTTACCTCTATTTCAGCATACAATTATTTCCAGAATGGTGGTGTTTCACTATTGGTAACTAGAGTAGTAAGTGGAAGCTCAAATTGGCTACCCGCTACTTCATCCCAAATACCCAACTCAGTATCGCCTACCCCAACCAACGTATTTGTTTTAGAGACACTATCTGAGGGAGCAATAATGAATAGCACTGGAACTGAAATATCTGGCTCACTCGTATCTGGTTCAGCGGATAACTTCAGATGGCAAATTGTTTCCCCAAATACATCCTCTGGTACATTTAACTTGATCATTCGTCAAGGAAATGATACAACAAATTCACCCTCAGTTTTAGAGTCATGGGGGCCACTATCGCTCGATCCATTCTCACCAAACTACATTGAGAAAGTAATCGGTAACCAAAAGGAAAACATAGTTAACGGTGGACCTTCAGACACATACGTTCAGCTTTCAGGTAGCTACAAAAACAACTCAGCGTACGTTAGAGTAAAGCAAGTAAACATTACCACACCAAATTATCTAGATAACCTAGGTAACGCAAAACCACAATATACTTCATCCATTCCGGTAGCAGCTAGTGGAACATTTGGAGCAGCAGTAGGATCCAACCTACCTGCGGGTGTGGGAGCATATTACGAGGACATAAATTCAGCTCTACCACAAGGTATCCCAGCATCTGAATACACAGAATCTATATATTTGCTATCCAACAAGGATGCTTACCGCTTCAATTTCATCACCACTCCAGGATTGACCCTCAATTACCATTACAGTACATTAGCATTGTTGAATTCTATATGTTCGGATAATGGAAATTCAATGGTAATTCTTGATCCAATCCATTACGGACAACAGATATCCTCAGCGGCTAGTGAAGGATCCAAACTAGATTCATCATATGCTGCTGCATATTGGCCATGGCTTCGCACAATTGATCCAGGAACAGGACAACAAGTTTGGGTACCTGCATCAACCATGATCCCAGGTGTATATGCATTTAACGATAATGCAGCAGAACCATGGTATGCCCCAGCTGGAACAAACCGAGGAGTAATATCAAATGCAATAATGGCGGAAAGATATTTAACGCAAACAAATAGAGACACACTATACGAGGCAAACATTAACCCAATTGCTACATTCCCCAACACAGGAGTAGTAGTATTTGGCCAGAAAACACTACAGAAAAAAGCAAGTGCACTCGATCGTGTAAATGTTCGTCGTTTATTAATTGAACTCAAGAACTATATCACACAAGTTGCAGACACGTTGGTGTTTGAACAAAACACCACAGCGACTCGCAACAATTTCTTGCTACAAGTGAATCCATATTTGTCATCCGTTCAACAGAGACAAGGATTGACTTCATTTAGAGTGGTAATGGACGAGACAAACAATACACCAACAGTAATTGACAACAATCAATTGGTAGGTGCTATATATTTGCAACCAACTAAAACAGCTGAATTCATTTATCTTACATTTAATGTAACTTCAACTGGAGTTTCTTTTGAATAGGATAGATTTTTGAATAAACTATTAATATTTATAAACAAAATAAAATACCCAATTAAAAAATGGCAAATTTTTCAGTATCCCCTGGAGTAACAACTAGTGAAATAGACAACACGTTTTTAACTGGACAACCGGTACAAGCAGGTGCAGCTATTATCGGACCTACAGTTAAAGGACCAGTTGAAGTTCCTACATTAGTTACCTCATACGCAGATTATGTAAATAGATTTGGAGATGTATTAATAAGCGGTAGCAATACATACTCATACCTAACATCTATTTCAGCATATAATTACTTCCAAAATGGAGGTACATCCCTAATTGTTGCTCGTGTTGTAACAGGATCATTTACTTCTGCTACCAGTTCAGTTATTTCAAACTATATCAATGCTGCTTCATCATCATTTGCTCTAGAGACAATTTCCGAGGGAGTAATCATGAATAACAGTGGAGCTGAAGTATCCGGTTCACTCGTATCCGGCTCAGCAGATAACGTTAGATGGGAAATCACCAACTCAAATACTGGATCAGGTACATTCAATGTATTGGTTAGAAGAGGAGATGACAAAACAAGTAACAAAATTATACTAGAGTCATGGAACAACGTTAGCTTGGATCCATTCTCATCTCGCTATATTTCCAAAGTAATTGGAGACCAAGTAGTAGAATACAATTCAGCAACTAGCCAAGTTGAAGTTACAACAGGATCATTTGCCAACCAATCACGCTACATTCGTGTTAAAAACGTAACACCAACCCCAAATTATCTAGATAATAACGGATTACCAGTTGCAGCATATACAGCATCAATCCCGGTAGATGGATCAGGTTCATTTGGTGGTGCAACCGGTACTATAAAAGGTGGAGCTAATTTCTACGAGGCAATTAACTCATCAAACACCCAAGGATTGGTAGCAGGAAACTACACTAACATGGTTACAGCATTATCCAACAAAGATGCTTACCAATTCAACATCCTATCTACACCTGGATTAATCAACGAACATCACACAGCAATAATATCAACCATTATCACAAACACTACAAATAGAGGAGACAATTTATATGTAGTAGATATGGTAGATTATGATGGAGTACTAGCAGATGCAATAACACAAGCAACAAGCCGAGACACTTCATATGCCTCAACATACTGGCCTTGGGTTCGTATAGTGGACCCAGGAACAGGAAGACAAGTTTGGGTACCAGCTTCAACATTAATTCCAGGAGTATACGCATACAACGATAAAGTATCTGCTCCATGGTTCGCACCAGCGGGAATTAATCGTGGTGGATTATCTTCAGTATTATCTGCTAAATCAAAATTATCCCAAGCAGATAGAGACAACCTTTATACAAACAACATCAACCCAATTGCAACATTCCCTCGAACTGGAGTATCTGTATTTGGACAGAAAACATTGCAAAAAGGTGCTTCTGCTCTAGATAGAATTAATGTACGACGATTAATGATTGAACTAAAATCATATATCTCTCAAATTGCAGATACACTAGTGTTCGAACAAAACACAATTACAACGCGTAATAACTTCCTATCTCGTGTAAACCCATACCTAACCACAATTCAACAGAAACAAGGTTTATATGCGTTTAAAGTAATTATGGATGAAACAAACAATACACCTGATGTGATTGATAGAAATCAATTGATTGGCCAAATTTACGTTCAACCATCACGCACAGCAGAATTTATAGCACTTGATTTTATCTTGCTTCCTACAGGGGCAACTTTTATTTAAATGTATATTTAGGGTAGTTCCTTTAGGTAAAAAATTAATTTTTATATCCCTTTGTAATATTTATAATAAAAACAAAGGGATATTTTTATGGTAATATACATTACAAAAAATTTAATAAACGGAAAAAAATATATAGGGAAGGATTCTTTTAATAATCCTGACTATTTAGGTTCTGGATCTCTACTTTTAGAAGATATTAAAAAATATGGCAAAGAAAATTTTAAAAAAGATATTTTAGAATATTGTACTAAAGATACCCTAGGAGAACGAGAAGAATATTGGATTGATTTTTTTAATGCCGCTAAATCTGCAGATTATTACAATATCAGAAGCCAAACCTCAGGATGGTATAATAAAGAATTAAACCCTGAAAAATATAACCACGTAATCAAAAAAATATCAGAATCTAATAAAGGGAAAATAATATCCCAAGAAACTAAAGATAAAATATCCCAAAACCAAGAACGAAAAGAAAAATTAAAAAAAGCCAATTCAGGTAAACCTAAACCAAAAGGATTTGGAAATAAAATAAGTAAAATAAAATCTGGAGTTAAATTATCTAAGGAACATTGTGAAAAAATAAGACAAGGAAAAATAGGCAAAAAACAACCTAGTTCATTTTTCCAAAAAAAATATAAACCAATATTGCAATTAGATAAACAAAATAATATAATTCAAGAATTTAAAAGTATAAAAGAAGCAGCACAAAGTAATTCTAAGTTTAAAACCGCTAATATAAGTTGTTGTTTAAATAATCGATCTAAAACAGCATATGGGTTTGTATGGACTTATAGATAAAAGTAAAAAATAGAAAAATTAAATATTAAAGGGAGCTATTTGCTCCCTTTTTTTATCCATTTGGTATTTCCACAGTCCCAAACTCTCCTCCACCCATTAGCTTTCATATTTTCATATTCTGATATATTCTTATCGAATATTTCCAATATTTTACTTAATTTATGTTTTTGGCAAGACATTCGGTTTTTAATTTTATTGTTTTTCCAATATATGTAAGAGGGGGATGTATTCTTATCGAATTCAAACCCCAATAGTTTATATGTATTTCCATCAAAAAACCTTCTATCGGAAAAACTTATTATATCTAGGTTATTTGTATTTATATTTATTTCAAAGTATTTTAATAGTTTGGAAGACGCCCCTACAACATTGGTATTCAATTTATTACAGAAACGTACCATTTCATATTCATTTGAATCTTTTTTAAATCGATTTTTTCCAAATGTCATTAAAGACACCAACTCCCCATTAAAATATAAACCAATATTGGTTGATGAATGGGTATATCCTTGAATGTGATTTTCATTAAGAAATTGTTTGACAATGCTTGTATCATATATTTGAGATATAACACATTTCCTAGCATATACTCTATTCTTGTTTTCCCCTATTTTGTTTTGCAAGATAGATTGCACTATGGGCTTCTTGAACAACCATTCATAATCCAGTATATGAACCAACTGTATTCCCTTATCTAAACATTTATTTGTTTTATATAGGTGATAGTCCCTATATTTCCCCATAGATTCTGAATGCCAATACACACCATTCACCTCTATAGCCAGGTTTAATTTAGGAATATATATGTCAATTTCCATTCTATTTGGTAATATATCTCTCCTATTTAGTAGTATATCTTCTTTATCCATAAATTCATATAGAAATTTTATGATTTCTTCCTCCACCAACGAATACCCTTTATAGTTTGAACATTTACACATGGGAAGATATCCATTACTTAAATGAACTGATGTAACTTCTCCACATTTTATACATTTAAAACTAAACCTATTTTTGAATTGATGGTTTAATTTATTTTCAATCATATATTCTTTATCAAACATGGGCTCCAAACCCACTTCATTGCAATAATGAACTATTTTTTCATATTTGATATCTACAAAATTTTCTCTAGGTAATTCTCTACCCTTTAACGAATTCGATATCTTTTTCTTTATATCGGGGTTACTAGCTGCGGTTTCATATCCATACCTTTCCTTCATGGTCTTTCTGGCCTTATCTCTTGTTTCCTTTAAATAGAAAGGGTTATCTACCCCATATTTTTTTACCAAATTCTCCTTGTATTTTTTCTGTACTTCTTCTGATTTGAATGCGATTTCTGTGCCATATTTATCTAAACATGTTTGTTTTCTTTTATCCAACCATGATTTGTCTTTTCCTTTATATTGTTGCGCACATTTATTTGTGCAAAAATCTCTTTGAAGTGATGGAATTGATTTGAATGTTATATCACAATTTTTACATATGTTGTCTACTTGTATGCCTGGTTTTCTTCCCATTGTTTTGGTTTAAATGATGTTACGTTGATAAATATAGCAAAGAAAAGGGAAATATGCAAATATTCTATATTTATAATAAAATTAATTTAACTTAAAAAACCAAACACAACATGGCAATTCTAGACCCGAATGAAATATTCTATACGGCTTTTGAACCAAAACAAACCAACCGCTTCATCCTATACATTGATGGTATTCCATCATATATGGTTAAAGGAATGGGTGCTGTAACACTATCACAAACCGCAGTTGCTCTTAACCACATTAACGTTCAACGTTTTGTAAAAGGAAAAACTACATGGGGACCAATTCAATTTACTCTATTTGATCCAATTACCCCAAGTGGAGCACAAGCAGTAATGGAATGGGTTCGTTTACACCACGAATCAGTAACTGGTAGAGATGGTTACTCTGATTTCTACAAGAAAGATCTAACATTCAATATCATAGGCCCAGTTGGTGATATCGTTTCAGAATGGGTAGTTAAAGGTGCCCTCATCACAGAAGCCAGCTTTGGCGATTATAGCTTTGATGATGATGGTGTTGCTGTAAACATTTCCATGACCGTTCAACCAGATTATTGTGTGTTGAACTACTGATCCTTAGTTAAAGACACTACAATCCATTTGTACTTTACAAGCCCTTTCGTATATTTATAATAGAACGAAAGGGCTATTTTTATGGAACAATGTGCATACTGTGATTATCAAACAGACAACAAAATCAAATTTGCCAAACATGTTCTCCACGAACATAAATTAAACAGGCAAAACTATTTAATCCAAACCAAATACAATGGTATCCAACCTACATGCCAATGTGGTTGTGGTGAGCTAATGAAATACAACGCTACTTTAGCAGATTTCCCCAAATACAACAAACAACACCTCAAAAAAATAAATGAGGGAAAAACATTCGAGGAGATATGGGGAGACCCCAAATCAGAAAAGCGTGTAAAAGCCATTTCAGATACCAGAAAAAACAAATTTGCTTCCGGTGAATATGACCATATAAAAGAAGCCATCAAGGAAAACAGAAAAAACCCAGAACTAGGCAAAAAAATATCCCAATCAGCCAAAGGTGTACCCAAACCCAAACCTGAAGGATTTGGTATAGGTAGAAAGCACTCAGAGGAAACCAAAGAAAAAATGAGTGAAAGTGCTATTGAAAATCTATTGAAAACGGGAAAAGTTAAAAGATCTAAACTGGAATTTAAATTTGAAGGTATTTTGATAGGATTAAACCTAAACTATACCCATTCCCTTTATATCCCTCAAGTTAAAAAAATATATGACTTTTATTTACCCGACTATAATATATTGATAGAGGTAGATGGAGACTTTTGGCACTGCAATCCAAACAAATTTCCCCAACCAACCTGTAAAACTCAAGAAATAAACCTAGAAAATGACAAAGAAAAAAACCAATGGGCAAACGAAAATGGATATAAATTAATTCGATTCTGGGAGGACGACATAAACAATAACATAAAAGAAGTTAAGAGAACATTAATGGAATATTTAACTAACTAACCACCCCACCATATGTATACCCAGCACAATCCGACACTAATATACTTTACCAACAGTTTAAAGAAGCTTGCCTATTTTAGGTAGGCTTCTTATCTTGCAATATATTTATATACAACAATAAGTTATTATTAAATAAAAATTATGAGTGAATTTAAAATCCCAACAGAAACAGTTGAACTACCATCCAAAGGTTTACTTTACCCTGAAGGCTCCGAACTAGCCAAAGGAACAATTGAAATGAAATATATGACTGCCCGCGAGGAAGACATCCTCACCAACCAATCATATATTCAAAACGGAACAGTATTGGACAAATTAATGAAATCATTAATTGTATCCCCAATTGACTACAATGAATTATTAATTGGAGACAAGAACGCAATTATGGTTGCTGCTCGTGTTTTAGGGTATGGAAAAGATTATACATTTGATTATCTTGGAGAAACCCACACAGTGGATCTATCCAATATTGAATCCAAACCACTACACCCAGAAGTAGAACAACGCAAAACCAACGAGTTTGAATTTGTTTTACCCCATTCGGGTAATCGTTTAACGTTTCGCTTTTTAACACATAAAGATGAGCAGGATATTAACCGTGAAATTGACGGATTGAAAAAAATCAATAAAGAATCTTCATCCGAACTTACCACACGTTTAAAGTATATTATCACATCTGTTGAGGGAAGTAGAGAGAAAAAAGACATTCGTGACTTTATAGACAACTATTTACTAGCAAAAGACTCCCGCGCACTAAGAGAACACATCAAAGAAATGCAACCAGATGTAGATTTGTCTTTCTTTCCCAGTGATGGGGGAAATAAAATAAATATTCCTATAGGAATTAGTTTCTTTTGGCCCGATATTTAATTTAAATTAAAAATGGCTTCTCGTGTGAGAAGCCATATTTTTGTAATATTTATTATTGGATATTAAAATAATACGATGATAAATACTAACAAAAAGTCTCCTATAATAGGAATTTATAGAATTATATCTCCGACCGGAAAAGTCTATATAGGACAAAGTAAAGATATATATAAAAGACAAAAACGCTACTCATTTGTTAATTGTAAAAATCAAATTAAACTTTACAACTCATTTAAAAAGTATGGTTTTGACAATCATGTATTTGATATTATAGAAGAATGTTCTTTAGAATATTTAGATGAAAAAGAAATATACTGGAAACAATACTATCTTGATCAATTTAAAGGTAATTGGAAAAAAGTTTTATTTTGTAAAATATATGATACTGGAGGAGGGCCTTTATCCCAAGAAATGAAAGAAAAAATAAGTAAATCTCTTCTAGGTAAGAAAAAGACTCAACAACATAGAGACAATATAAAAAAAGCTAGAAAAGGTATGACTTTTACCCAACAACATAAAGATAATATGAGTAACAGCAGATTTAGGTATTCTGTATTATGTATAGAAAATAATAAAATTTATAAAAGTGCTCATCAAGCTTCAAAAGAATTAAATATATATCCACCTTCAATTATAAAAGTATGTAAAGGAGAATCAAAACAAACAAAAGGATACACATTTAAATTTATATAGGTTATGGAAGTTAATGAAAGACTCAGAAGACAATTAGCATTCTTTGGTATAATCCCTGAAACCGCCCCCCAAGCTAGAGCTGCACTATTTACCCAAATACATGAAATATGTTTTCATGGACAAGGTGGATATGATTGGAATACAGTATATAATATGCCCATATGGTTGAGGAAATTTACTTTCAATAAACTTCAGGAACACTACACCAAACAAAGTGAGCAAATTGAGAATACCAAAAATGGAGGTAACTCTAACCAGAAAACATTAATAGATCCATCAGGTAAAGTAAATACCCCAGAATTCCTACAAGCCAATAAAGAATATAAGAGACCTGCAAAATATAAATAAAAATGCAGGTCTTTCATATTTATAATAAAATATTTTTGTAAATGGCAAATGATCCCAAGGAAATAAAGAAACTTCTGAAAGAAATAGAAGATGCTTACAGAAAGCTAAAGGAATCCAATCCATTTAAAGATTGGGATGCCGAAAAAGTAGCTGCTTCTGCAAGACAAACCAAAGTTCTTGAGGATACTATCAAAGGTCTTAACTCAAGAATAGAGGACATGAATGCTTCCATAAATGAAACTTACGAAGCATGGAAATCTATCATTAATGAAGTAAAAGGAGCCAAAAATGTTTTAAACCAAAACAATAGACTTATCTCAACTAGTGCGGATTTATCTAGAAAATTAAGGGACCACCAACAAGGTTACAATTCATTGAGTGAGAAAGAATTAAAAAGTATCAAGGAAAAATTAAAAGCCAAAAAACAAGATCTAGAAACTCAACGCAGCCTCCTTGAACAACAGAAACAAGCACTAATAGACGAGAACCAATCCGGAACAATCTCGTATGACCAAAGAAGAAAAAACCGCAAACTCATTGCAGATATAAATGAGAGTATAAAAATAAATAATACCCTATTGAAAGAAGGAGAAGGCTTGTACGACCAGGAACTAGACAAAATCTCCAGAATACAAAAGGAACAACAAGAAATTAACAAATTACTGGGAGTTGGTGGAGGCATCATAAATGGATTAAATTCATCCCTAAACAAACTAGGATTCGGAAATCTAGCCAGCAGACTAGGAATGGAAGAGGCCAATGAAAAAATGCAATCAGCCTCCGAAAAGATAGTTAACGACAAGAAAAGAGAACAACACCTTAACGAGAGAATATCCCAACTAAACAAAAAACAACTTTCAGAGGCTCAACTTAGGGCTGGATTTGGTGGTAAAACCCTAAAAGATCTACAACAAGAAAAAGACACACTATCCGCATCCAATAAAGCAGCATCTGGCCTTTCAGGGCAATTTAAGGTCCTTGGGGAAGGTGTTAAAGTTATGGGACAAAACCTAGTAAAATCTTTGGGTCCCATTACATTGATATCAATGGCTATTGACCAACTAACCGATGCTCTCAAAATAACGGATACTGGAGCCGGGGAACTAGCCAAAACAATGAACATGACCTACTCTGAGGCCCTAGGGGTCAGAAGAGAATTGGGCAATATGGCAGCAATGTCTGGAGATGTAGCTGTAACTACTAAAGGATTGCAAGAATCATATGTAGCTATAGGTAAATCTTTAGGTTCAAACGCTATGGCTAGCGAAGCAACCCTCATAACAATGACAAAATTGAGGGAACAAGCTGGCTATACCAATGAACAACTAACAGAACTCAATAAATTATCATTAGTTAATGGTAAATCTTTAGAGCAAAACACCAAAGAAATCCTAGGTGGTGCCAAAGCATATGCTTCTCGCAGAGGACTAGTCATAAACGAAAAAGAAGTACTCAACGATGTAGTAAAAGCATCAGCATCCCTAAAACTATCCTTGGGTGGTAGCGCTGATGCACTAGCCAAAGCAGCAGTACAAACCAGAGCAGTTGGTTTGAATTTAGAGCAAGCCGCAGCAATGGCAGATTCATTACTTCAATTTGAATCCTCAATTGAAAACGAATTAAGTGCAGAATTACTTTTAGGTAAAGATCTAAACTTTGAGCGAGCTCGACAACTAGCATTAAATAACGATATAGCAGGTGCTGCTGAAGAAATAGCAAACCAAGTTGGATCTTCAGCTAACTTTGCAGAAATGAACGCTATCCAACAGGAAGCTATAGCTAAAGCAGCGGGTCTAACCAAAGATCAACTTGCCCAATCCTTAATGGATAGAGAAGCCCTATCCAAACTATCAGCTAGAGAAGGGGAAAATGCCCAACAAGCATTCAATAGATTGGTCCAAGAAGTAGGGATGGCAGAAGCCAAAAAACGTTTAGGAGACGAACAACTAGCTAACCAATATGAACAACAATCAGTACAAGAACGATTTAATCAATCTATTCAAAAACTACAAGAGATATTTGTTCAACTAGCAGAACCTATATTAGCTATAGTTTCCCCTCTTATGAATTTAGTTTCCACTATACTCCCAGCCATCAATATACTTTTACAACCTATTGTAGGAATTTTTAAAATCATAGGAGATACAATTACAGGCTTTACAGACTTAATTACAGGAAATTTACATGAAGGTTTAGGAGGATTTCTTCAAATTATGCAATCAATTGCTGTAGTTTGGGCAGGAATAGTTTTATCATCTAAAATGCTAGGAAAAGAAACCCTAAAGAATATTACTTTACAAGGCGTATTTAGTGGTTTACTCAAAAAAGATTTTTGGATGAGTATAGGAACATCTATTGCTAAAATATGGGGGGCTATGGTAAGTTTTTTAGGCCCTTTTGGCATCCCAGCAGCTATAGCCGCAGGAGCAGGATTAGTAGGATTAGCTAGTAGTTTTTTCTCCAAAGGAGACGACGTACTCTCCCCAGGCGGCTCAGGTGGTGGCTATGGTAAACGCACCCTATTTGGACCAGAAGGAGCTATCCAACTAAACGACAAAGACACAGTAATAGCGGGAACAAATCTATTCGATAAAGCAGATGACATGGTATCTTCCCCTAAAGGAACCGTTACAGTATCCAATAAAACAGCACCTGCAAAAGAAACCCCAGTAGATCCAAGTGCAGGTACAAATGCTCGATTAGATGCTCTAATTGCAATGACAGGTAAAGTAAATACTGTATCTACAATAAAAGTACAATAACACCAATATTTATAAACAAAACAAATAACCATGGGACTATTAGACAAATTAACAACAGGTGGCTCACAATTAAGCCAATACGATGGACAAACACCACCACCATCAAATATTGATGTACAAGGTTCAACATTACATGATCAATATTCAATCAATGGTAAACCAAACATGAATGGATTTCCATCTCCATCATTATTGGATTTGAATGGACAAGTCCCTTCAATATCATCTGCCAACCCAAACCAACAGTTACCCTACCTAGATAACTTACCAGGATAACATATTTACATGGGGCTTATAAACCTACTTAATGATGAAGTAGAAAACTTTAAATTCTACACCAGTAAAGGTTACACCGGTGGTGGTGATGAACCCGGAATGAAATCTCTCAAGTTTGGAAAAGACAGACCTGGAGGTGGGGACAGTGGACAACCATACATTCAAGACCTAATACTGGATAATCCACCACCAAACTCACCCGATTTTCTATTACGTGGTGGATTGAATGCCCCAATTGATGCTGCAGAAGACGTAGTTAGGTTAACTAAATACATGTTTGACCTGAAATCACCTAGTGGCCTACTATTTATAGCCAAACAAAACCTACTATCCAGAATTGCACCCAAAACAGAGGCATCCAAAGGTGCAGGATACGCTGGTGGAGCGTTAAATGAGGGTGTCTACACACCATTATCCACACTAGCGCAAGCTGGAGTTGGTTTCGCGGGTATACATTTAAATAAACAGGGAATTGACCCCACTGGATTACTGCCTGGATTGGGTATAAATAAATACAATGATATTGTTAATTTTGATCAACCTACAAAAGACAATAGATTAGTAAATTTATCCCAATATTCTCTTAAAGATTTTAATGGAATAAAAGGATATGATTTAAACCAAGGTAATGATATTATTACTTATGGTGGGGGGCCTAGATCATATTTGGGGGTAGGTAAAACCCATATCAGATACGCTGATCAAAGAACCGGTAAAAATAACCCCAAAATTCCAAATGAATTCTTCACCAATTTTGGGTACGACAACTACTCAATCTTCAAAAACCCACGCCCAATTTCATGGGATGGAGCCAGAATATTTAATGGAAATACTGTAAGTGGCCTATACCAGGATTTAACAGGGGTAGATCCTCTAAAAGGTAAATATAGTACAACAAATAATTCCACACAACTTCAACTATTTTCAAATAGTGTATATAAACCAAAAACACTAAATCCCATACTTAATTTAAGTGGATCAAATGGATACCAAGCTAATAGAAGTGCTGCCCTAACAAAACACGGTAGCGAATCTGCAAAATATGTTTCCCCCATCAATACCCGTTTGAATTCACTAGGATCTGGATCAACCACTGGAGTATCTGGAAGTGGTAGACAATTAGTTACAGATTTAAAATATGATCTAACCACAGGTACTTTTGTTGCCCAAAGTTTCAATGGAAAAAATTTAGGTGAATATTCCTCTATCAATACATTATGGAATGATAATTTGAATGAAAGATTTGATGTTTCTCCAAAGAACCACAAAAAAGGATATCTGGCTAACTTAGATAAAAATGCTGGCCCATATATTGATTCTAATGGTAATTATACATTTAAATTGGCCCAATACCCAAGAAATATAGCCCCAGATTTTAGAAAAACCAACAGATCTGTTAGGGGTTTTACAGATTTTTCAATAGGTGAAAAAGATGGTGTAACTTTAGGTTCATATGATTATTTAACCACATCAGGGTCTGATTACATAAGTAGTGAAGCTAAAATAATAGATAGAATATACTATAAATCTGCCCAAACAAGATCCTCCAATGAATTGAATGAAGAAAATGACTTGATTCCATTCCGCTTTGAAATCATAAACCCAACAAACCCAACAAAAAGCACAGAAACCCTCACATTCAGAGCATACATAGACAACCTTTCAGATACATACTCACCAGAATGGAAAAGTCAAACATACATGGGTAGAGCAGAAAAATTCTATAAATATGATTCATTCGATAGAAGTATTTCTCTAGGGTTCACTATAGTGGCAGACAACAAAGCCAATCTGGACACTATGTATACCCAGCTCAATACCCTTGCTGCCTCACTAGCTCCTACGTATACTACTCAAGGGTATATGGCTGGTAATTTACATAAATTAACTATAGGTAATTACATTTACAATCAAGTGGGAATCATAAATGGGTTTACATACGAGATAATGGATGAATCACCATGGGACATTGACAAAAACCTACCATTCTATATTAAAGTAACTGGTATTAAATTCACCCCAATCCATAACTTTAGACCAGAATCTCAATTCAAGACCCCACACCAATACATTAACCAGTCATGAATAGATACAGTAGCATACCAGTAACACAAACAGCAGATAACCCCAAAAGAAGGTACATCAATGTAAAATACCCTGAAATCTCACTTGACTTTTCAGATATCTATGTGTATACTACCCGAGGTGACAGATATGATACTTTAGCGCTAGCATACTATGGTGATTCTTCTTTGTGGTGGATTATTTCAAGAGCAAATCCATCACAAACATCAGATTCCCTCATACCAAATTATGGGGAACAACTTAGAATCCCAGCAGCCCAACGAGTATCCAACATAATAAGCCAATATGAGAATTTAAATAGAGGAATATAAATTGTTATGCCAAAAATAATAGGGGAACAAATCCGAAAATATGTTAAAGATCAAATAGAAGTCCGTCAAGCCGCTCATGGTTCCGGAACGGATGGAACTCCCCGTACTTTAAATCAAATAACATATTTAAATTCAAAAACAGCTTGGGTAAAATTAGCTTCGGGTGTACGCGTTAACCCAGAAAGAGCAAAAACAGAAAAAATTCTAGATGGATTTGCATGGGAAAGCCTAGCTAGACATTTTATTTTATTTGGAGGTACATCCGAAAGAGACGGAACCTACTTAAAGCAAAGAGGAGTATATGGGGATGGAGATAATAACGTGTGGGGCTTTTACAATGGAGTATACAATGTAAATGCTTCCCCACTTGAAGATGGAGCCACTAGCGAGTTTGGTTTAATTCCCATGCCTGGTATAACTAGTGTAGATGTGAAATGCATCAACCGAGGATCCATTAAAAAAGCCACAGTTAATCTCAAATGCTATAGCCCAGAACAATTTCAAATAATTGATTTACTTTACTTGAGAATAGGGTACACCATGTTTTTGGAATGGGGAAACAGCATATATCTGGACAAAGGTGACAAGCTAAACCAAATGGGGTATACCTTAATAGAATCTGAAGGTGGTTTCTTTTCCCCACAATGGAAAGATTCATCTTACCTTGGATTCCTCCCAGTAATAGAGGGATATAGAAAAGCAAAAAAAGGAAATTACGATGGTCTTCTATGTAGAGTAACTAATTTTAGTTGGACATTTGCACAAGATGGCTCATACGATATTGCATTGGATCTTATAAGTTTGGGGGATGTAATAGAATCACTTCGATTAAATACTACACCATCATTCAATGTTGCCCAATTCATCAACCAAACATATGGTCTATACAAAGAGGATACAGACCCAGAAACTTCGGTTCCACCCAACCCAGCAGACAATTGGATATCTGCATATTTATTTTTACAGAAACTACTTGCAGATAGTACAAACAATCCCGAAACTGGATATTCAAATGAACAAAGATTTGAACCGGCAGAAAACGGTGTTTTAGCTTCACAAATAGCTCTAGCTGGTAAAATAGGGGAGGACACAACACTGGATTTAGGTGGTGTTTTCATATTACCAAATAAAAATGCTATTGTAATTGAGGATGGAGTATTTGCAAGTAAAGAATTTGAAACAGAAGAAAAAGCAGAACAATATTTAAACAGTTTAAATATTAATCCACCACTTAAAAAAGTCAATAGTATAGCAGAAGTAAACTCATCTACTCAAGAAAACGTATACCATATTCAAGAAAATGTACTGTTTTTCAAAACATTCCCAAACCTAGATCCACTCAATACGGGTGCAGGACCAAAAGATGTAGTGCACTTTGCATACAATAGAGGAGAAACAGACGAGGACCAAACCATGGTAGATAGTGAATTCTATATGAGATTAGGCCACCTATTATCATTTATTTCAGAATACGTTATTCCAGTAGTAAACGAAAATGACAATAATCCACTATTGAAAATAGATTACGAGATGTGGTCCAACAAAATGTATACTCTCCCATATCAAGTATCTTTGGATCCTAGAGTATGCATTGTCAATGCAGCTGTGGAAAAAGTCAACAGTAAAGAATTCTTCCCCAACTTAATCAACTGGAAATATATATCGAGTGATCAAACCGAGGCATACGGTTGGACCATGAATATATATATCAACCATGCCCAAATATTCTCGAGTGTAGAGGATGCAAAAAACGATAAAGGGGAAGTAAACCTATTTGATTTCCTGAATTCCCTTTGCACAGCCATAAACAAAGCAATGGGGGGCATCAACAACCTTGAACCAGTATATGACGAAGATACTCATACAATTTCAATTGTGGATGGAAGCTATACCCCACAAAAAGACCCAGGATATCAAATTGAACTGTATGGATACAACAAAACAGCATCCACATTCGTTCGTAATTTTAATTTAAAAACAGAAATCACAAACGATTTTGCCACTATGGCCTCAATTGGCTCCACCGCTGGTGGATACACCAAAGGTGTAGAAAACACCATGTTTTCTAAATGGAACAAAGGACTAACAGATAGATGGAAAGAAAAAATATCCCCACCAAAGAAAGCAAGAGAATCCGGTGGAGACGACGAAAAAGACCCTGCCAGACTATATGTGGAAGAGTTTTGGAGGCAAAGATATTCCGCTTGGGGATATACATTAAAGAATGTAGAAGATGACCTTACATGGTCTATCTCAGATAAAGCATCAGTAGATGATGCACTCATAGAAAGAAACCTATCCACAGTTTCAGAATTCTATAAATACTGCCAATCCAAAATCCAAGAGGTAGAAACTACATATTCATCCCCAACAAACGGGTTTGTTCCCATTAGTTTGGGATTAACCATGGATGGTATCTCTGGCATTAAGATATACAATGAAATAAATGTAGATACTAGATTTTTACCCCAAAATTACAATGATAGTTTACGTTTCATCATCAAAGGAGTAAACCACAAACTTTCAAATAGCGATTGGGAAACCAATATTGAAACCATTGTTATATCCCAATCTGGGGACAAAAACAAAAAACAACTCCCATACTCCAGAATTAAACAAGTCATAGATAAAGAAATACATGATGCTGGTATAGCATTGGGGGAAGCTAGTGGAGAGAGTGGCGGAGCAACCCCAGAAACTTCCCCACCACTATCATTTAATACATCAAATAAAGGTGCTGAAATAGCTAGAAAATTAATGAGGGACCTTAACTTAAAAGACTTTCAAGCAGCAGCCATTGTGGGGAATTTAATAGCTGAAAGTGGTCTCTACCCTGACAGAATCCAGGGAGCTGGTATAAAAAGAGGAAAACTCCAAATAAACGGATCCACCGGATACGGGTATGCTCAATGGACCTCCTCAAATAGACAAAGAAATTTAGCAGATACAGCCAAAAATTATGGAATTGACTATAAAACCCAAAATCTTACAGATGATATAAATTATGCTTTTCTTGTAAAGGAACTCAAATCATCCTCAGCAACTACCCAATTACGTAAATCAATCAACATAAGACAAGCTACAAATATTGTTTTAACCAAATATGAAAGACCAGCTGATCAAGGAGAAGCAGCATTGACTAAACGCACTGGATTTGCACAGCAAGTTTTAACTAAATTAACAACATAAAATATGTATTTCCCCTCATCCCAAATAAAAACCAATCTTCATACCAATGGGGGTGAATATATTTTATCCACCACTAAAGAATTCTATATAGGATATTACTATGAAACATCTACAGGAGCAAGATATACAGGTAAATCACCTCAAGATATCCCCAATGTCCTTCTATTAGTTCCAAAATCATTCAATTCCCAAATAGCAGAAGAAGATTTAACAGCACAAAACATATACACAATAGATAAATCTCCATCAAAATCACTACCCACTCGTTTACTCCCTCAATTTAACCCAACACTACCAACCACACCAGACAAAAACCTAGGTGTATTTTCAAGATACTTCTGCAAGAAAAACAACGAACTAATCTACCTTGAAATAGACAAACAAACATTTACAGATCTATCCTCCCGTTCTTCAAAGATAGCATGGGATTTATATACACCATTAACCACAGTATGGTACATTAAAGGAAACAAAGAAACAACATACAAAGCAAACAAGGGACTTATCTCAGTAATTGAGCAACGTCAAAAGTGGTATGGTTTTTCAAAATACCTTAAAGAAGATTATTTGAAATATTATTTGGGGGAGTAAAATATTTTTCTTATCTTCAAGTCCATGTACTGGCTAATAGAGGATAAAGAAAAAACAAACATACTCTCCACCATAGAACTAAAGGAGGCATATGTTGAAATAATCCCATTCTCTCCCACCATACACCCATGCAAAAACAACGTATCCGCCGTGTACATCAAACCGGTAGATAAAAGCAAGGGATACATGGTGACTGTTTACCATAGCGAGGCATTTCGCGTGGAAATTGAGTTAGTTCAAGAGCTGCTATTAACCATAGAGAAAATACACGTAATAGATAAAAAAGAATTCCTACACTATCTATTTCACCCCAACATTGTATCTTTAAATTTACATATACCTGGATTTGAAAGAGAAACCACCACTACACACTCATTCTTTCACTCCAAATACCCAAAGCAAAAAGACATAAACACTATAGTTCCCATAGTTAAGCACTATGAGGTATGTGAAAAACATTTTGATATTTTAAAACCACACTTCAACATTCATCCCAACAAATTCTTTAACGATAGAGCAACCATTATATTCAATAAAATAGAGAGTGAGGGAATTAAAGTAAATCCAACACTATTTGAAGAACATTTCCACCCAATTGAAACAGAATACATTCACACCCAATATAATCTAAGCACAACAACAACCAGACCCTCAAATACATTTGGGGGCATAAATTTTGCTGCATTAAATAAAGACAATGAAGAAAGAAAATGCTTTGTTCCACGTAATGACTTTTTTATTGAAATGGACATTAGCGCCTATCATCCTACTCTTTTGGCCAATTTACTTGGCTATAGTTTTGATAGCGATGATGTGCATCAAAGTTTTGCTGAAATGTATGGAGTGGATTATGCCAAAGCCAAAGAAATAACCTTCAAACAAATGTATGGTGGAGTATGGCCAGAATACAAAAATTTACCATTCTTTCAGAAAATGCAAGCATACACAGATGATTTATGGGATACATTTAATTATCAAGGATATATTGAATGCCCGATCTCAAAACACATATATAGAAGGGACCAACTAGAGGACATGAACCCGCAAAAGCTTTTAAACTACCTCTTACAGTCGTTGGAGACCGCAAATAATGTTCTTATATTATGGGATATATTAAAGTTACTTAGAGGAAAAAATACCAAACTAGTACTTTACGTTTACGATTCATTTTTATTTGATGTGGACAAAAACGAAAAAGACACCCTTAAGGAAATACTAGATATATTTACAAAATACAAATTACAAGTCAAATTTAAAAAAGGAACAACTTACAAATTTAATTAAACAGTTATGTACAACTCAACTTTGGAACCCTCTATCGATATGTATCACCAGTATGATTTTGATTTCGTATTGGATTCCATGATAAACAATAGACTATTCTGTACTTTTACCCCACTAGAGGAACTAGATAACCTAGTTTCAAATTTAAGACAAAAGTACGACATATTATACAATAAAATGTTTGTGTTGCATATCAAAAGCAACAACGAATACGCTGTCACATACAATGTGGACCAAGGAAACGTTGACAGTATCCCAGAAAATACAATCCTGGTGCACAGAAAAAAAGAAACCAACTCACTCTATACCATAAATGCCCTCAACCAACTAATCAAAAGTTTAAATGGTGGGGTAGTTGATACAAGATTTTCCATAAATTGGCACCACTACAAAAATTGCATTCTACTTACCCAGCACAATGAGTTAAAGCAATTGAACACCAGAATATTTAGAATAGTTGAACTATAGTTTGGCTCCCCAAATAAAGGTTATTATATTTAAGTTGTAATCAATAAATAATAGTTATATGGATTTAAATCTAATTAAGTCGAAATTAAACGCCTTACAAACCAACGGGCAAAAGAAAGAAAAGGTCGATTATTCACTGACCCAATGGAAGCCCAGATCAGAAGGCAAGTATCAGATTCGAATTGTTCCTTCAAAATTCGACAAGTCAAACCCATTTAAAGAAGTACACCTTCACTATGGGCTGTCAAAATTCCCTATTTATGCATTGACCAATTGGGGTGAAAAAGATCCAATTGTTGAATTTGCAAAGCAATTACGTGGCACAAACGACCGTGCTAACTGGCAATTGGCCAAAAAATTAGACCCCAAAATGCGAATATTTGCCCCCATTATCGTTCGCGGTGAGGAGGACAAAGGTGTTCGTTTATGGGAATTTGGTAAAGAAACATACATGCAACTTTTGGCACTAGCTGAAGATGAAGACTATGGTGACTTTACAGATGTATATGAAGGATTTGACTTTACCCTAGAGGCCGTAATGGGTGATGTAGGCGGACGTCAAGCACTCAAATCATCTATTCGCCCAAAACGCAAAACATCCGCACTCTCAGATGATGCTAAACAAATTGAGTCATGGCTTGAAAACCAACCAAACATTCTTGAATTGCAAGAAAAATACAAAAAATCATTTGACGATCTAAAATCAATCCTACAAAACTTCCTATCCCCAGAGGATGAAGAAGAGGATGTAGTTGATGCTGTTGAGGTTGATGTTGAAGAAGAACTCAAAGAAGAACCAAAATCAAACTATAGTCTATCCACCAAAAAACAAGTAGCCAAACCAGTAGACAAGTTTGATGCTCTATTTGATGATGAAGATGACGATATGCCGTTTTAATATTATAAAATAAGTTATGGCTGGAAGAAAATCATTAACTGTGGCGGCTGGAAAAGCAATCCAGTCCGCCTTTAGTTTAGACAAATTTAAAGAGAACAAAGGTCTATCCACAAATGTCAAATTCAAAGACCAAAAATGGATACCATTTTCCCCTGCTTTGCAAGAAGCACTATCTATCCCAGGTTGCCCCATAGGTCACATCATGATGGTTAGAGGACGATCCAATACAGGGAAATCAACAACTTCTATTGAGTTGGCCGTTAATGCTCAAAAGATGGGAATATTGCCTGTGTTGATTATCACCGAAATGAAACATAGTTTTGAACACTGGAGGCAAATGGGGTTTGAAATGGAAGATGTTGTTGATGAAAGCACTGGAGAAATTATAGACCATACTGGTTTTTTTATCTACAGAGATAGGAGTACTTTAAATTCAATTGAAGATATTGCTAAATTCATGGTAGATTTATTAACTGAACAGAAAAAAGGTAATCTCCCATACGATCTTTTATTCCTATGGGACTCAGTGGGTTCAATTGCTTGTGACATGAGTATTGAGAAGGGAACTAATAACCCAATGTGGAATAGTGGGGCAATTGCAACCCAATTTGGAAATTTTATTAATCAACAAATTGTTCTTTCCCGTAAAGAATCCTCCAAATACACAAACACATTTCTAATAATTAACAAAACCGGAGTAGCCCCAGCCTTAACCCCAATGTCCCAACCTAGAATGACAAATAAAGGTGGAGATACATTTTATTATGATGCTTCTTTATGCTTAACATTCGGGAATGTTACAAATGCCGGTACATCCAAAATAAGCGCTGTGAAAGATAAGAAAAAAGTTGAATTTGCACTACGCACCAAAATTTCATGTGATAAGAACCATATCAACGGAATCACAACAACTGGAACTATTATTTCCACAGCCCATGGTTTCATCCCTGATAAACCATCAGCAATAGATAAATATAAAAAAGAACATTCCCATGAATGGGTAGATATCTTAGGTGCAGGAAATTATGGAATATCCACAGATGATTCAGAATGGGGGGAAAAAATTGATAGCTATTTAAATCTAGAAGACAATGATGAATTAGATTAAGGATAATTCTCCCTTCATTTCTGCATATTTATAATAAAATGAAAAAATGCAATGAATGTAAGGGAGAATATTTTTATGATATGTTCCACCTAAAAAAGGCATCTCCTGATGGGTACAACAATGTGTGTAAGATATGTAAAAAAGAAAAAAATAAATTAGCATATCAAAAAAATCGTGACTCTAAATTAGCATATCAAAAAGAATATAGAGAAAAAAATAAAGAAGTAGTGGACGCTTATAAGAAAGCATATAATATTTCATATTTTCCATCATACTATAAAAAAAACAAACCACGTATTCTTTCATATAATAATAGTTACCATGAAAAAAGAATGAAAGTTGATGAGAATTTTAAAATTAGAAAACTTTTAAGAAGTAGGTTTCACCATGCCTTAAAAAATAACTTTAAAATAGAATCTATCATTAATCTTTTAGGATGTTCTATAGATTCATTTAAAGATTTTTTATCATCCCAATTCCTCCCCGAAATGAACTGGAATAACCATGGAGAAATATGGGAAATAGATCACATCAAACCATGCTTTTTATTTGATTTAACCAACCCAGAAGAACAGAAAAAATGTTTCCATTATACAAACATGCAACCTCTTTTTAAAACTAGTGATATCGCAAAATCTTTTGGGTATATTGATCAAATAGGAAACAGAAATAAACCAAAAAAATAAAAGTTATATGAAAAAAGATCTATTAAAGCTCTTGGACAACGTTCAAGAAAACAATATTGAGACCCCACAACCCGAAAGATACATGCTAGTTGATGGACTCAATCTATTCTTTCGCAACTTCAGCATCCTCAACGCAGTAAATTCAAACGGGGTACATGTTGGGGGTTTAGGTGGTTTTTTTAGATCTTTAGGGGTATTAACCCGTCAAATACAACCCACACAAATTATAGTTGTATTTGATGGGGTTGGTTCCTCCAATAACCGCAAAAACATCATCCCAGAATACAAATCAAACCGAAACATTACTCGAGTAACCAAACATGAATTATTTGACAGTATTGATGAAGAAGATGATGCCAAAGTAAACCAAATCATTCGAATCATTGAATACCTGCAAACACTCCCAGTTAAAGTCATCTCGCTAGATAGAGTAGAGGCAGACGATATCATAGCACATTTAAGCCAAGTACTCCCCCAAACTAAAGAGGAAAAAGTATTTATAGTTTCTAGCGACAAAGACTATCTACAACTGGTAGATCAGCAAGTAATTGTGTATAGACCAATTGAAAAGGAATTCTTCACGGAAACCGTTGTAAAGGAAAAATTTGGGTTGGATCCACACAACTTTATATTAATGAAGACACTTTTGGGGGATGCCTCCGATGCACTACCAGGTATAAAAGGACTAGGTGCCAAAACATTATTCAAGAAATTCCCCGAACTAGCCACTGAACATTTAACGTTTGAAGATATACTGGATATAAGCGAAAAACGAATAAACGAACACGTAGTGTACGCCAGAATACTACATGATGTTGAGATGCTAGAAAATAAATACAGAATAATGGATTTATCCAACCCTATGATAACAGATGAAGACAAGGAATACATTGCTGAATTCATACAACCATGGGAACTTGAACTTAAAGCCAAAGAGTTTATCCAAATGTACAATCAAGATCAATTAGGTGGATTAATTCGAAATGTAGAATTTTGGGTTAAAGATACCTTCCAAAATTTAGTGACTACCAAATAAACAATTTGTACATTTACAATAAAAGTTATTAACAATTAGAATTATAAAATGGTTTTACACAGTATAGAAGAATATGGACCACAGTTCCAAATTAAAGTGATATCCTCACTTTTAACCCATAAAGATTTCCTCGTAAACATTAACGACATACTGGACCCAGATATGTTCGGAAAAGATGCCCATAAATGGATAGTTACAGAAATCTTAAGATACTATGTAAAATACCACACACATCCTTCCATGGATGTATTGAAGGTAGAAATGAAAAAAATATCAAATGAGGTTCTACAGGTTGCTGTTAAAGAACAACTTAGAGAAGCATACAAATCAAGTGAAGAAGATACAGAATACGTACAAGAAGAATTTGCTACATTTTGCAAAAACCAACAACTCAAAAAAGCACTATTAAACAGTGTAGATTTACTTAAAGCTGGCGACTATGATTCAATCAAACTCATGATTGAAAATGCAATGAAAGCAGGTCAAGACAAAAACATAGGACATGAATATAACAAAGACGTTGAATCAAGGTATAGAGAAGACAACCGAATCGCTATTGCTACACCTTGGCCCGATATTAATGAATTGCTACAGGGTGGACTAGGTAATGGTGACTTTGGCCTCATATTTGGTAACCCAGGAGGTGGTAAATCTTGGTCACTCGTTGCTCTAGGCGGATATGCTGTACAACTAGGATACAATGTGTTGCACTATACGCTAGAACTAGGTGAGGATTATGTAGGTAGACGATATGATGCATTCTTTACACATGTACCAGTAAACAAAATATTAGAGAACAGAAATAAAGTAGAGGAAGTCGTTCCACAACTAGAGGGACAACTAATCATTAAAGAATTCCCAACAGGTAAAGCAACAATTAATACAATAGAATCCCACATTAAGAAAATTATTTCACTGGGGATACAACCCGATTTGATTATCATAGATTATGTTGATCTTCTTTCCTCCAAACGCAAATCCACTGACCGTAAATTCGAAATAGACGATATTTATACAAGCACGAAAGGTCTAGCTCGTGAATTGAACCTCCCAATTTGGAGTGTTTCGCAAGTTAACCGTGCAGGATCAAAAGATGATGTTATTGAAGGCGATAAAGCAGCCGGTAGTTACGATAAAATGATGATTACAGACGTTGCAATATCACTATCAAGAAAAAAAGAAGACAAAGTGAGCAACACAGGTAGATTCCACATTATGAAGAACAGATACGGGATGGATGGAGTTACTTTCCATTTGAACGCAGACACATCAACTGGACATTTCGAAATCACAGATGCCCCAGACCCAGATGATGAACCTAGAGCACCAAAATCTTCACAAAAGAACACCAACTTTGATGATTTGGATAGAAGAATGCTATCAAGTAAATTTTTTGAATTAAACACATAAAATATGTCAATTACAACACTTCGTCCACACTACAAACCATTTGAATACCAAATTGCATTTGAATTCTACAAAAATCAACATCGTGTGCATTGGCTTGCCGATGAGGTACCTTTAGCATCAGACTTAAATGATTGGAAACTTAAATTAACCGAAAGTGAAAAAAATCTAGTTGGTAACATTTTAAAGTCATTTGCACAAACCGAAACATATGTAAACGATTATTGGGCAACAAAAGTTGCAGTATGGTTTCCAAAACACGAAATTAAAGCTATGGCGTGTGCATTTGCTGATTTTGAAAGCATACACGCTGAAGCGTACGCTCGCCTAAATGAGGAACTAGGTTTGGATGACTTTGAAGCATTCATGGAAGACGAGGAAGCCAAAGCCAAAATCGATCGTTTAGTTGAACTACATGGAGATACTCTACACGAAAAAGCACTTTCCCTTGCCATATTCTCAGCATTTACAGAAGGTGTAAATTTATTTAGTTCATTTGCTATCTTAATGTCATTCCAATTGCGTAACCTAATGAAAGGAACAGGCCAAATTGTAGAGTACAGTGTGCGAGATGAATCTTTACATTCAAAAGCAGGATGCTGGTTATACAGAACTTTACTAGAGGAAAACCCGGAACTGGACACCAAAGAACTAACCCAAGCAATATATGAGGCATGTGATCTTTCAGTTAAACTAGAGTATGACTTTATAGACAAAGCATTTGAAATGGGTAGTATTGAAGGATTAAACAAAGAACAATTGAAAAATTTCATTAAAGAAAGAGCAAACCAAAAACTAATAGAGCTTGGCTATACAGCTATCTATAATGATATTGATCCAAATTTACTTAAACAGATGGAGTGGTTCGGACATTTAACAAGTGGTAAGAGTCACACCGATTTCTTTAGCAATAGAAGCACTGACTACTCTAAATCAACTGCAGACTGGTCAGATCTTTAAAACAAAATGATATTTTTCCAAAAAATCATGATATTTATAATAAAACAATATTATGATAAATTGGAAAGAATTGTATTATAAACATATAAAAAGATGTAAAAACCAAACAATAGAAGAAGGTAAAATATACCACAAACATCATATTTTACCTAAATCTTCTGGGGGAAATGATGATGAAAGTAATTTAGTAATATTAACTTATAATCAACATGTTTTTGCACATTTTCTTTTATATAAATGGAAACCTACAAATAGTAATTGGATAGCATATAGATTGATGAGTGGAGTAAATGAAAATAAAAAACAAGCCATTGAAGAATTAAAAATTTTAAGAGTTAAAGAAAGTAAAAACAATAAAAAATGGGACCCCAAAACCATAGAAAAACGAAGAGAAAGCTACAAACAAACCATCCAAAACATGACAGAAGAAGAATTCTATAACAGATACGTAAAAAACATGGAAGGACCCCTTCATCCAATGTATGGAAAAAAACGCCCTGGAGAACTAGCGGGAAATTATGGAAAAAGTAAAGGAACCTACACTCTATACACCCCAGATAGAGAAATAATAGAATTTCCTAATTTGAAATCTTTAATGAAATATGGTTTCCCTGAAGGAATGGTGCGTAAATGGGTAAACAAAGGTATCATCCAAAAAGACTCTAAATGCTATAAACCATTTAAATGGGAAGGATATGAAGTTTTATTCCAAGAAAACCCAGACTACGGTAAAATAAACAAACAAGTAATTAACCGTAAAAGGAAAATATGAAACTACTAGATATACTCCTAGAGACATATAAAGAAGAATATAAACTAAATATTCAAGAGGGTTTAATAAAATCTACTCATGTAGGGGAAACAATTTATATTCTAAAAAAACAATTCTCAAATTGGATTTTTCAATACGAAAAGGGGAATAAAGATTTCACCATAGAAATTTTGAGATTAAAAGAAGGCATACAATTACAATACTTTGAAAAACTATTACCTTTACTAAATAATCTAGGATATTTTATTTCTTATATGGAAGTTTATGGAGACAGTATTTCAATAAGAGATAAATATGATGAAACATTGGTCAAAAATTCATTCCAAAATCCTAAAGTTGTTTCAATATATTTAAAATGTGAAGCTAAATTTGATCAAAAAGTAAATAAAATACCTGAAGTTTTATATCATGTAGCTCCATTAAGAAATTGGGAAAAAATCCAAAAAATTGGATTAGTTCCTAAATCAAGATCAAAAAGATCTTATCACCCCGAAAGAGTATATTTGGGGAAAGATGAACAAAATACAATCAAATTATCCCCAAAATTCTACCAAGATACAGGATTAAATGAATGGGTTTTATTAAAAATAAATACCGATTTTATCCCCGGAAACTATTTAAGATTATATTATGATCCTAATTTTAAGTATGGATATTATACTTTAAACAATATACCACCACACGCAATAGAAAAAATAAAAGACATAAAACTATGAGCATGAAAAAAGTATTTTTAGGAGGAACATGCAATGGTTCCAAATGGAGAGATATAATATCTCCCAAATTAACAATCGATTATTTTAATCCTGTAGTTGATGATTGGACAGAAGAAGACTACCAAAATGAATTAAGGGAAAGAGAAGAATGTAACTACTGTTTATATGTAATAACTCCTAAAATGACGGGAACTTATTCTATAGCTGAAGTTGTAGATGACTCAAATAAAAGACCGAAGAAAACCATATTCTGTTTTGTAAAACAAGATGGGAAAGAAAAATTTGATGAATCTCAAATTAAATCTTTAGATAAAGTGGGGGTTATGGTAGAAAATAATGGGGGCAAATATTTAAAATCCCTAAATGAAGTGGTAAAATATTTAAATAAAAATTAACATATTGTACACAGAGGACAGTTTTTTCCAATATGTATAATAAAATGAAAGAATGTAACAAATGTAACCAATTCAAACCAATTTGTGATTTTAACCCTTCAAAAACCTATAGAGAGGGGTATATGAAATATTGTAAAGAATGTCATAGCATTCAAATTAAAAATAATAGACCAAAATATAAAGAATATGACAAACAATATGCTAAAGAAAATTGGTTAAAGAAAAAAACAGACCCTATCTACCAAGAAAAACATAGAGAATACCAAAGAGAGTATAAAAAGAAAAAAAGACTAGAAATAGGATACAGACTCAAAGAAAACCTTAGAGCATATTTTTACCAAACAATAACTAACAAAACCAATTCAGTTTTTAAATATTTAGGTTGTTCTATTGAAGAATTTAAAATATATTTAGAACAACAATTTGATAAAGATATGAATTGGGGAAACTATGGAAAATATTGGGAAATTGACCATATTAAACCTATAGAAATTTTTAACTTTGAAAACGAAATAGAAATATATGAATGTTGGAATTACCAAAACCTCCAACCATTAACAATTAACGAAAACAGAACAAAAAGATTTAAAAAATGAGCATACAAGTAGATACTAGTAAATGGGTTAAAGGAAAAAACTACCCAGAGTTTATGAACGAGATTTCTCTATCAATGATCTCAAAAGGTTATTTACTACCTGATGAAGATGTATTTGGAGCATTCAAACGCGTTTCCCGAGCGGCAGCAAAACGACTAAAACGTAAAGACCTTCAACCATACTTTTACGAGGCAATGGTTAAAAATTGGCTATGTTTAGCTTCACCCGTACTTTCAAATATGGGAACAGAACGTGGTATGCCAATTTCATGTTTTGGAGTTGACACAGACGACTCGATTGAAGGAATTGCACTCACCAACGCAGAACTAATGCGTTTATCTTCCCAAGGTGGAGGTGTTGGTATTGGTGTTTCCCGCATCAGAGGACGCGGTAAAACAATTTCGGGCAATGGAGTATCAGAGGGAGTAGTTCCATGGTGCAAAATATATGACTCAACTATTTTAGCCACAAACCAAGGCTCAGTGCGTCGAGGAGCAGCATCAGTCAACCTATCAATTAATCACCCAGACATTGAGGAATTCTTAATGATTCGACGACCAAAAGGCGATGTTAACCGCCAATGCTTGAATCTACATCAATGTGTTGTAATTGATGATGAATTCATGAACAAAGTTGAGGCACGTGATCCAAAAGCATTAAAGTTGTGGGGCGAAATATTGAAAACACGACTTGAGACAGGCGAGCCATATATCATGTTTGAGGATAATGTGAACAATGCAAACCCTGAAGCATACAAGAAGAATAATTTGCATGTTTCAATCACAAATATATGTTCAGAAATTGCACTCTACACAGATGAATTACATTCATTTATTTGTTGTCTATCTTCCCTTAACCTAGCACGTTGGGATGAATGGAAAGAATACAAATTTGAAAATGGAATGGACCTCCCAGAGTTAACTTGTTGGTTTTTGGAGGGTGTATTGCAAGAATTCATCGATAGAGCAAAAAATATCCGTTTCATGGAAAACACATACCGCTCAGCTTCCAAAGGTAGAGCAATTGGAATTGGTGTTTTGGGATGGCACACGTTTCTACAAGAAAAAGGAATCCCATTTGCTGGTCTACAGGCAAACTCATACACACGTTTGATGTTTGACTTTATCGAAAAAGGTGCCCTAAGAGCATCTCGTGACCAAGCAAAAGAATATGGCGAACCAGAATGGTGTAAAGGAACTGGATTGCGTCATTCACATCATTTAGCAATTGCCCCAACAGTTTCAAACGCACATATTTCAGGTGGTGTATCACCCTCAATTGAACCCATCCCAGCTAATGTATATAATTTGAAAACAGCAAAGGGCACATTCATCAAGAAAAATCCAACGCTAGAAAAACTACTTGAATCTAAAGGATACAACATAGATAGCGTTTGGGAACAAATCGCTAAAGATAAAGGATCTGTTCTGGGGTTACCTGACTATATTTTAACGGATGAGGAAAAAGAAATATTCCTTACATTCAAGGAAATTAACCCATACGAGATTGTTCGCCAAAACGGAATCAGACAAAAATATGTAGATCAAGCTATCTCGTTGAATTTAACGTTTGATCCATCCGATTCACCCAAATATATTAGTGATGTGCATAAATTAGCTTGGAAAGAAGGCATTAAAACTTTGTACTATTGCCGTAGCGAAAGTATTTTAAGGGGAGATGCTATCCAACGAGATGAAAGTTCATGTATTAGTTGTGAAGGTTAACCATATGTATAATAAACATTAATGTTAAAGTTCTGCTTATGATAAAACATATAGCTAAAATGAAAAACAATTACTATGCTCCTACCCCCAAAAAGTGGAGACAACTAGGTGATGCACTACTGGCAGTAGCCCTAGTAGGAATCCCAGCAGAGCTATCAGGGTATAAATGGATAGGTTTAACGCTATTTATTGTGGGAATCATAGGTAAATTTTTAACTAATTTTTTCAAAGAAGAAGATGTCCAAAGTAACAACCGTAGGGGAAGAAGGCGTAAAGTTGATTAAACTATTTGAAGGATTCCAAAGTAAACCTTACAAATGTCCAGCAGGTGTTCCAACTATTGGGTATGGTGCTACGTTCTATCCAAATGGTAAAAAAGTAACTATGGCCGACAAAGCAATCACAGAGCAAGAAGCAACTGATTTACTTCGCCATATGTTAAAGTCATTTGAAAAGTATGTAGATTCATATTGTCGAGACGACATTAACCAAAATCAGTTTGATGCTTTAGTTTCTTTTACATATAATCTGGGCCCAGCTAACTTAAAATCATCTACTTTACTTAAAAAAGTAAATACAAATCCAAATGATGGGACTATTAGAGATGAATTTATGAAGTGGGTCAAAGCAGGAGGTAAAACATTAAAAGGTTTAGTTAAACGTAGAGAAGCAGAAGCAAATTTATACTTTAAACCATAACATCATGCAATTAAGTAAACATTTTGAACTAGCAGAATTCACCAGAAGCTCCACAGCAAAACGTGCTGGTATAAGTAACAAACCTACTGAAGGCCACATTGCAAATATGAGACTTTTATGTGAAAAAATATTGGAGCCAATCCGCACCCATTTTGCTCGCCCAATTATAATTAGCTCTGGATACAGAAGTGCAGCATTAAATGCAGTTACCCCAGGGGCTTCATCCACCTCACAACACAGTTCAGGCGAGGCTGTAGATATCGATATGGATGGAACAAACGTAACGAATGCCCAAATATTCAATTATATTAAAGACAATCTTGAATTTGATCAATTAATATGGGAATTCGGAACAGCAACCAATCCAAATTGGGTACATGTTTCATACGAATCAAACGGAAGACAACGCAAACAAATATTGCGTGCTGTAAAAAGGGGTGGAAGAACAGTTTACCAAGCATACCAATGAAACTAGAAAACTTAAAACATATCATTAAAGAGGAACTATCCAAAGTATTAAATGAAGAATACATTGACAAATTTAAAGTCAAAGGTATCCTAATCACCAATACAACTATTAGACCCCAACAAGAAATACTCTCAGATATTAGAGCATTAACTGGGGTAACCATTGTATCAACGGTGGATTTGGATCAAGAATACTCACAAAATAATGACAATTTAAGGGTTATTTTAAATTTAAAAGTGGATGGATATCCATTCATACGTCATGGAGGGTTTTCACGTGACAAAATTAAAGACATAATATCGAGTGTTAAACGCGTTGAGGGAGTAAAATCATTCATTGTAAACCCCAAAGACATAACTATAATGAAATAAAATGGCAAAAATAAAATCAACATCATCCAATGTTCTAGAGACAACTAAAGTTTCTCGCCCTGGTGTACATGCAAAATCAAAGACATCATCCAATAAATCATCAAAGAACTACAAAAAACCATATAGAGGTCAAGGAAAGTAAATATTCCATGAAAGAGAAATTTTTACCTTACTTTATACTATTCTGTGCCATTGGATTATCCCTTACAGCAGCATACTATAGTGTAATGGGACTCTCCATCCTATTTGCTAGTGTAGCTATACCCGTTATAGTAATGGGTTCGTTTTTGGAAATATCTAAAATAGCCATTGCAACATACCTACATGACCAATGGAAAAAAACATATCTTGGATTAAAAGCATATTTAACTATTGCTTTAGTAGTGTTATCATTCATAACATCTTTGGGTATATATGGTCTACTAACCACAGGATTCCAGAAAAACATCTCCAAAATGGAAATAGGAGATAAACAAATAGCCAATATTGAAGTCAAAAAACAACGATTCAACCAAATCAAGCAAGAACTCACCCTCGAAAAACAAACCCTAGACAAAGACATATCCAGTTTGCGAAATGCTCTTTCAACCAACACTACCACACAAACAGTAGATAGAAAAACAGGACAACTCATCACCAAAGAAAACACAGGCAACAGAAAAGCATTCGAGCAACAATTAAACACAGCAACCGAAAATAAAAACAAAACATCCATCAAAATAGAATCACTAAACGATAGTATAACCAGACTTGACATTCAAATCCTGGACATGCAATCAGAGGCTGAATCAGCAAATGAATTAGGGGCAGTACAATACATAAGTGAAATTACTGGGGCACCCATTAAAAAAGTAGCAAACTTTTTCATTTTATTGATTGTATTTGTATTTGATCCTTTAGCCATTGTACTCGTAATTGCCACAAACCAAGCATTCAAAAACACCCAACCAGTCATGAGTATGTATGGGGAACCAAAAACAGAAGCCCCACTACCAAAATCATTTGTAGTAAAACAAAAAAAAACAGAGCAAAAAGAATTATCCGAAATAGAAAAAGAAATTCAAAACACAGAAAAAGAAATCAAACGAATTAGAAAATCCGGAGCCATCGGAAAACGAACCGAAGCAGCCGTTGCCCCACTACAAGAAAAAATAAATCAACTTAGAAAACAGTTGGATACATAAAATTTCTTTTGTATATTTCATTTAAATTAAGGTTATGTTATACAAAATAGACAACCCCGATCTTGTACTCAAAGAAATCAGCAAACTACAACCACTAAATTACAACCAATTTAGATGGTGGAGACGCTTTGATTCCAAAGTCAAACCACTCCCCAAAGGAGCAACGTTCCTGCAGCGCATACAAAACGGTGAATTTGAATTCTCGCACTACTACTGGCAAGCCCAACTATGCGAGCTAGAAATCAACGCTAAAATGCAAGAATACCGTGGAGATATTCAAAAACTAATCGAGAAAAATGCAGTAGATCTAGCCCGCAGGAAACGTCTATGGGAAGACTTCAACAAAATAGAATCCGAACTATTGGCTGAACTAAAGAAAAACTTCACCCGCGAATTCATCATGACCAACCAGCAGTATGACCAACACGTTATAAATTTTGATGGCACCACTGAGGAATTCTACATGTATTGCTTAAAGACATTTGAACGCTCAGGCAAGAAAATTGAAAGAAGAGGTAGGCCCCCCAAATATCCATCCGTATATTAATATAAACCTAAAATTAAGTTATATGAAAGCAGTTGTGAACAAAGAAAAGGCTATCGCCCTGGCCAAAAAAGCATTTACATATGTAATTATTGTAGGAGCTCTAGTAATTGGTTTCTTCATCGGAAAAAGATTCCCATCCACCAATCTAACTCCACAAGAAAACCCATACTCGCACGCATATGATGAAAACGAAGTTTCCATTGCTGTAAACGAAAGCAACGAACTCTTGATATTTGACAAGAAAACAGGAAAATACATTATCTACTCGGATGGAATAGGAATGACTATATTTAAAATGTACACTAATCGTATTTACCAAAACGCAATTGAAAAATGAATAAACTAAAATTTTTATTTATCGCTACTTTGGGACTACTGTTAATGGTATCCTACACACCAGACCCACCACCACCCAAAGAATATATTCGTTCATCCAATCCTGTCTCCCCAATCGATCCCCCATGCATTCAAATGTACCATTACATAGAATATTACGCGGATTCATTTGATATACCAAAACGCTATGCATATGGAGTAGCTAAAGTAGAAACTGGATATAACGGACCATTCCACTGGAGATACAACCCAGCACAAACATCCAGCGCAAATGCACTTGGACCTATGCAAATATTACTATCCACTGCCAGAGGATTAAACAAAGACCATGTTTCCCGCGAGCAATTGAAAACAGACATAAAATACAATGTGCGTACATCCATGAAAATGCTCCGCAGATTGTACAAGAAATATAGAAACTGGGGAATTGTATTTGGGTACTACAACACAGGATACCCCCAAATAAACGGATACGCTATTAAAGTACTAAACCATAAAATAAACTGGAAATGAAGAAAGTAGTATGCATTAACGACAGAAATCTCCCCCTTGGAGCAAACGTGAAAGAAGGACAAGAATACATTGTAGAAACTGAACACACCAATTATCTAGATCAACGAGTATACATGCTTAAAGGCGCTCCAAACCAAGGAACCACCAAATGGGGCATGAAATGGATTGGCTATGATGCTACGCGCTTTAGAGTAGTAGAAGATGATACAATGGAATTTAGAATAGTTGCCCAGGAAACAAATTTTGCATATAATTAATGCCATGAAAGCAAGTGAATTAAGAATTGGAAATTATGTTAATGATAGATTTAATGCTGAGGTTACTGTTTGTGATATAACACATGGGGGTATTAATCTTAATTATGGTTATCCTACAATAAGTATTGATGAACTTATCCCTATTCCACTAACTGAAGAATGGTTGTTGAAGTTTGATTTCACCAGACATCATGCTGATTATTCAAATGGTGTTATATACATTAAAAATGTACCTGATAATACAGAGTTTGAATGGGGTGTATACCCTAATGAATTAGGTTCTGGGTTTCAAATAAAAAATAGAAAACTATTAAAATATGTGCACCAACTTCAAAATCTTTACTTTGCATTAACAGGAGAAGAACTTATATTAAATACATGAAAAAATATTTAAAAAAATTATTCTGTTTACATTTTTATGTAAAAACAGGGTTTTTAGGGTCAATGCTTGTAGAACATACTTGTGTTAATTGCGGTAAAAAAATATATAGAAGTCGCTTTGATTCCCCTATAAACTACATGAAATAAAATTGTAAAATATTTTATTGCCCCCCACATTTTTTATTGTCTCCCACATATTTATAATAAACGGAAGATATGAAAAAAAGTGGAATTTATAAGATTACAAATCCAAAAGGAGAGATTTATATAGGGTGTTCTCAAAATATTCATGTTAGATGGATGAATTACAAAAACCGTAGTAAAACAACAAAACAACCTAAATTAAACCAATCTTTTGAAACATACGGATTTGAAAACCATACTTTTGAAATTTTAGAAGATATTGAAGATTCATTAGCTCAACGAGAAAAACATTGGATTAAATTTTATAACTCATATAATAAAGGTTTAAATTCAAATCCTGGAGGAGGTGGGGTGGAAGCTCATAATGAAAATACTAAAAAACTTATTAGTGAGAAAGGAAAATTGAATGTAGGAAAAAGAAAAAATTCCCATTGGAAAGGTAAAACCCGAAGTGAAGAAAATAAACTTAAACTTAGCCAATCCAAAAAAGGAAAACCTATCCCTGCCAATAATAAACCTATTCTTCAATATACCCAACATGGGGAATTTCTCCGAGAACATCCTAGTATAGAAGAAGCAGCTAAAAATGTTAATGGGAACCCTACAGCAATTAATAATGCTTTAAGAAAAGGAAAAAATGCAACTTCCGCTGGGTATATTTGGAAATATAAAACAAAATAGTTATATTTAATAAAATTTATATTATGAAAAACAAAAAAATTCTTGTAAGTCATGAAGTACCTTTTTGCTTATTAGAGAAAAGCCTTGACTTTTGCGACTATCAGTATGCTCTCCCCCACTTATTAGAATCAAACGAGGAATACAGAAACCATTTTATCAAATGTAAGGAGAGGGGAATTGAAATTTACCTCGATAACAGCCTCCATGAACTTGGTTATTCCATGGATGCTGATACTCTTTTAAAATGGATTAATATCCTAGAACCATCAAACTTTTTTATACCGGATGTCTGGGAGGACTACACAGCATCAGTTAGAAACGCAAAACTATGGTCACAAATTGAACTACCAGATGGAGTAATGAAAGTAGCTGTAGTGCAAGCAAAATCATACCATGAAGCAGTACTATGTACACAAGCATACAAAGATTTTGGCTATAGAAAAATAGCATATTCATATGGTGCTTCATACTACAACGAAGTATGCCCACACCCAAACAAAGATTTGGGTAAAGCAATTGGACGCTTTATGGTTATCTCGCAATTATGTAACGATGGTATTTTAACAGATACAGATCGAGTCCACCTCTTGGGTACAAGCTCTCCGATCGAATTTGGAATGTACAAAAATACCAAATGTATAGAGTCCATTGATACTTCAAACCCAATTATGGCTGCAATTGGAGAACTACCATATACAAATATGGGCCTATATTCAAAACCATTGGCCAACATGAACAAATATCAAGACATAAGTTTAGAGTTTGTAAATGAAGATTTAGTACTATATAATGTAGAAAAATTTCGTGAAATAAATGGACTCTAGTTTGGAGTCCATATCTTTTATTCGTATATTAATATAAAATAATTAAGTTATGAAATATTTAAGTTTATATGATTACCTAGGAAAACCAGCAGGTGGACAGTTAGGCAAAGAAGTAGCAGCCGCAGCTAGTAAAGCAGGTATTAAACTACAAACCAGAGAAATCTCCAACCCAAAATATGAAGGTATAGTCCTTCTATACCCAGAAGATTTCCTCGAATTCTACTTTAGAGAACCAAATTCAATCCATGAAGATTTACCTGAAGGACACGATTGGATGGGAAATCTTGAAGATGATGATTTACCATTTTAGCCATGAGTAAAGAAACATTTGAAGGATATCGCAAACTCTGGAAGCTAGAGTGGCATAACCATTGGAGACTCTTGGATATTGACTTTGAAGCTTATATGTTAATGAGGGGCCTACCAAAAGCAGAATTTGATAAATTAAATAAAGAACCATATGGCAAAGAATTATCCGAAAAACAGTAATACACTAGACCAAGAATGGCACGATATAATTTTAAAATTATTAAAGCCAATGTCACGTTTGCGTTTAAGTGCAGAAGATGAGGAAACAATCAGAAAAATAGCAAACAAGCTATAGAAATGACCAAACTACTAGACATACTAATTGAAACCAAAATATTCGAAATGGCATACTCCAGAAAAGTAGCCATGGACAAAACCCGGGACCTTAGCTTAAATACTAGTAGAGAACTACTCAAAATACTGATGTACCCTACCTCCAAAAATCAACCACATTGGCAAGGTAAATTAAATGGATGGTTACGGGACATTAAACGATACACCACAAACACATTAAAAGAACGTGATTTGGTGAAATTGCTGTGGAAAGAGCCATTAGGTGAAATATACCAACTAGAGGACCTTATACAAGACATTGAAACCGATTACTATAAACCATCATATCATATAGACTATTCTGATTTATCCTTGCTAAACCAAAAAATAGAACGTATATTTAGACAAATATCTAATGATATGGTAAACAATAAAGTTATTAACGTAAACAATTATATATGAACAAAGGAAAAGCAATTGTAGTATTTTCTGGTGGTCAAGACTCCACCACATGTTTGTATTGGGCCTTAAACAGATACGAACAAGTAGAAGCCATTACATTCCAATATGGTCAAAAACATGACATTGAAATAGAACAATCTAAAAAAATACTTGAAAAAACAGGTGTAAAACAAATTGTAGTTAATCTAGATCAATCACTTGGGTTTTTAGCTGAAAGTGCTTTAACATCAAATGGAGATGTATCCCAGATTAACAAATATGGTTTACCATCCTCATTTGTACCTGGGAGAAACGGTATTTTCCTTTACAACGCGTATGTTTATGCTTTAAAAGTTGGAGCAGATGCTTTGGTGACAGGGGTTTGTCAAACAGATTATAGCGGTTACCCTGACTGTAGACGTGATTTTATCGATCAACTTTTAAAAACCATGGAAATGGGTGTATTTGGAGAAAATACAAGCGGTTTAACCATTGAAACCCCACTAATGTACTTAGACAAAGCAGATACATTTAAATTAGCAGTAGATGAAGGATGTTTAGAAGATGTAATCCAACTCTCCCACACTTGCTATAACGGACAACGTTTATACCAATTTAAATGGGGTTGGAGTTCTGAGCAAGGAACAGAAGAAGACCCATTCTGCCCAGCATGCCAATTAAGAGCAAATGGATGGGAAGAATATAAAACAAGATACAATGGCTAATTGGGATAAATTAAACGAAGAATTAGATTCAGCTTTAGATTCAATGACACCAGAGGAATGGATAAAATGGAAAAACAAAAATAATATGGTAAAAATTACAAATACCCTTTGGAAGACAAATAGATTTACATCTTGTTTTCGCCAATGGAAAGCAGAAGGAACACATTGCCGTTTTACCCATGCTTACAAAATATGGTTTGAATTAACTTTTAATACTGACTTAAAAGATTATCCTGAATTGTGTAATTACATACATGAATGGTTTGAATTAACTTTTAATTATAAAACATTTGTAGCATCTGATGATCCTGAATTAGAATCATTTAAATATCTTCACACCAACAAAATCATTGATTTAGTTGAACTCCCCCAAGTTGGATGTGAACGATTCTCCGAATTTGTACTAGATAACCTAAACAAAATTCTTTCAGATTTTGGAGTAGATAGCAGATGTATTAAAGTTGAAACTTGGGAACATGATAAAAATAGTGGGATAGCTTTATTATAGAAATGCATTTTTATGCATGGTGTTAATATTTATAATAAAACACTACCATGAATAGAAATACATTGGATAAAGAAAAAATTATTTCTCTATATTTACAAAACCAAGAAAAGGGGAAATATTGGGTAGCAGACCAATTAGGATTAAATAGAAGTTCTGTTAGTACAATCATAAACAAATATTGCTCTAATTCCTTAGAATTAGATAAAGAATTAGAAAACAAAATATTAGAAGCAATTAAATTATTTCCATATACTGGGACAAAATCAAAAATTACAAATTATACTAATACATCTAATCACTCATTAGAGCAAGTAATTCATAAAACATCAAATCAAAACATAATCAATCACTTTCAAACCCCTAAAATATCTTCACATAAATTAACAGACCAAGATATCCAAGATATCCTAGATGGAAGTAAAAAAGGAATAGGAAATGACCAGATGGGAATCATAAAAAATATAGATGGAGTATGCATACGCAACATAAGAAAAAAATTTCTTACTCCTGAAGAATATGCCACATATCATTCTATAGAACGGTTCTATTCTGGGGATTATAATTCATATTATAATTCAAGGGGGGATAAATTTTTATCAACATGGGAAGAAAAAATAGCAGATTACTTGTATGAATCAGATGTGAAATATTTTACAAATGTAAGAATTTCTTATAAAGGTAAAAATTATTCCCCTGATATTTATCTTCCTAAAAGTAGAACATTTATAGAAATTTTTGGGATGTCTAATGTGGGTGTTTATAAAGATAGGATGAATGAAAAAATTAAATTTTATACTGAAAATAATATCAAATGTTTGTTTCTTTTTGAAGAAGATTTTTTATTGGATAAAAAACCTATACAAAAGTATAAAAAATCAATAGATTATTTCCTCCCCCAAATAGAGAATAGTATATTTAATAAACATATAAAATCAATATATATACAACATAAAATATGAAAAAGTTTCAATCATCAAAACTAATAGATGGATTTAGCACTTGCTATAGAAACCATAAATCACCCAATCAAACAGCTTTCCTCCACGGCACCGACTTAAAATTCAGAGTTTACTTTGAAGGGGAAATGGACCATCGCAATTGGGTTGCAGATTTTGGATTATTTAAACGAGCAAAAAATACAATTCAAGGAATGTCCCCAAAAGACTATTTCTCATATATGTTTGATCATACATGTCTAATTTCAACTGATGATCCATACTTACCCAAATTCCAAGAAATGGGTAAAAAGGGGATCATCCAATTAAGAACACTAGAGAATACCAGCGAAGAAGGTATTTCAAAACATTTACATAATGTGCTTTCTAAATTTATATATGATGAACTTGAAGGAAGAGTAACAGTATCCAAAATAGATGTAATAATATGATATTACCCATAAATGGTATAGATAATTTCAACAACTACTGTAAAAATAGATGGGGAAAAAATTGGGAAGACTTTCAACCATATATAGAAAAACAGAAAGAAGAAGAACTTATTCAACTCCTTTGGAAAATTAACATCCAATCATCCATAAAAACTAACAAAAAGTCCCTCCCATTCCAATATACGGTTACTCAAAGTGAAGATGTAGGAAATTTAACTCAAACTACCCAACTTTATAGAAAATTTATATATCATCTATTAAAAGAAAACACATATAAAATAAGATTCTTTATAGAAACTGAACTTAACTATGGTTCTTTATTTGGACCCCCCACTTCTCTTTCATATATTACGGGAATAACATACCATATTAAATATTACATACATAAAAACCAATGAGCAAAATAGAAAAAAACCAACTACTAATCTCCAGTGACTTTTACAGTGTGCAAGGAGAAGGATTCACCACAGGTGTACCATCATACTTTGTACGTTTAGGAAACTGCAATTTAACATGCGGGATGTCCCGCTTGTTCACCAATAAACTAATGAAGGAAAAAACATTGGAAAATGGTGAAATATTTGAGGGTGATTTACATACTGAAGGAAAGGCAACTTGGACATGCGATTCAACATCCCAATGGTTATTTAGGGGAGAAAACAAAGATTTTCAATATTTGATTGACAGATGGAAAGAGGAGGGCATATACGATGATGTAAGAAGTGGACTTATCCATATTATTTGGACTGGTGGTGAACCCACAATTAAAGGACATCAAGAGGCAATTGTGAATTTCCATAAATATTGGATGTCCCAAGATCTAGATGTAATTAGTAGTAACCTTAAGTACCATATTTCTAGATATTTTAATAAACCATTCTCCCGAAGTTTTTACAATGAAATAGAAACAAACGGCACTATTTACATAGAAGACGATCTATTCTATCTTCTAGACCAAATCAACTGCTCACCCAAATTATCCAACTCAGGCATGACAGAAAAACAACGTATAGTGCCTGCAGCCATCAAACGAATCATAGAACATGATAACTACCAATTTAAATTCGTTATTTCAAACGAAGAAGATATTCAAGAAATATTTAGAGATTTCATTGAACCATTCAATATTCCATTGAAAAAAGTATGTTGTATGCCTGGTTTGGACAGTCAAGATGACTTCCATGAAAGAACTCAATGGGTACTGGAAATGGCAAAGAAATACAAATTTGTAGGTTTAACCCGCCTGCATATCTCAGCTTGGGACAAAACATTAGATGTTTAAAATTAAAACAATATGTATACAACGACAACAACATTTGGAGACAACATCCAAATTAATTACATCATAACAAAATGAAACAAGTACTATATTTTACCGGAACTTGGTGCCAACCTTGCAAATCATTCCGACCCATAATGGAATCATTACGCTCAGAAATGTCTATCACATTCATTGACATAGATGCTTCCCCACAAACAACCACAACATGGAACATACGCTCAATTCCAACCGTTATTGTTATCAAAGATGGTATGGAAATCGGACGTGCAGTTGGAGTTAAAACCAAAGACGAAATTCGAGCTCTATATAATCGATAAAATATTTGGAGGAGCGAAAGCTCCTTCATATATTAAAGCAAATAACAAATAGTTATTTGAGTATTTTTACAATAAAAATTAAAGTTATGGGAAGAGGCAGACCTTCGAAAAAAACCGCATCCACAACACCCCCAGTAAGAACCGGCAGACCGGCAACTGAAAAAATTACAACATGTGTTGTATACAAAAAAGGTAAAACCAATTACCTCAACACATACACAAACTTCAATGTAGATGCAATCATTACCACCAGAAAACATACCCCTCTTATCCCAGATGATTGCGAAATCCTTGACATTGGTATAGGAAAATCGTATATTAAAAGATATATGCAACAATATAATATAAAAGAAGTTACAATTAAAGATTAATTCAAATATATGAAAAACACAACTTATGAATGGTTAGGTGATGAAGGTTCATTACCGTACAAAGATGATCCAAATTCATTAGGCAATCGTTTAGATCGCACATATGATACTGGTTTTAAAGCAACAGAAGAATATATTTCTACTTTGCATGATTTACAAAATGGTCCTTCTTCCAACATTCAAGGATCCCATACTAAAATTCACCAAGTAGGCATACATAATTTTAGATTGCCTCTAACTTTTAAGAAAAAAGACGGCAGCACTATTGAATTAGAAACCGGTGTTACTGGAACCGTATCACTAGAAGCAGAAAAAAAAGGTATTAATATGTCTAGGATTATGCGTTCATTTTATGAATATAAGGATCAAACATTCTCAATAGATCTACTAGAAAGTATTCTTTCTAGTTACAAAGATAAATTGGGATCATACGATGCACATATTATTTTAAATTTTAGTTTCCCCATCATCCAAAATTCATTACGCAGTGGCTTATCAGGATACCAATACTATAACGTATCCCTAGAAGCCCACCACAAATCAGACGATACTTTAAAGAAATTCATTCACTTCGATTTTGTATATTCCTCCGCTTGCCCTTGTTCCTTTGAGTTAGCTATGCAAGCTATGGAAGAACGTAATAAGGCTGTAGTTTCTCATTCACAACGTAGTAAAACACGTATTACTATTGAGTTTAGTGAAATGGTATGGATCGAGGACTTGAGAGACATGTGTGTAGAAGCATTGAAAACAGAAACCCAAGTTATGGTTAAACGTGAAGATGAGCAAGCATTTGCTGAATTAAACGGTGCTAATCTAAAATTTGTAGAAGATGCTGCTAGATTAATTCATGAACAACTTGAAAACAACTCATCCATACATGATTTCAAAATAATCTGCTCCCACTTAGAATCACTCCATTCACATGATGCCATTTCAGTACTAGTAAAAGGTATACCTGGTGGCCTAACCCCAGATGTGCCAGTAGAAGTATATAGAAGTTTAGTATGTTAAATAGAATTAAAATATATAATATACTAGATCAAGTATATGTTCTTCCATTTGTAAAATTTACATACCATAGACGTTTAAATGGATATGTAGAATTTATAATAGGATGGTTAAATAAAGAAATAGTTATTAGTCTATATTAATCATTAAAAATTAACAACGGTGGACACCAAATCTAAAATATTTGTAAGTTGGGATGAAGTAGAGGAACTAATTAATCTTCTATGTACCCAAATCATCCGATCAAGCATCCAAATTGACCATATATTTGGAATGCCCAGAGGTGGACTCATCCCAGCTGTCATGCTTTCACACAAGTTAAATATTCCAATGACCCAAAATCCCAACCAATCCAATATTTTGGTTGTAGATGATATTTGCGATAGTGGAGAAACATTTAAAGAATTTTGGATTAAACACCCAGACTCTATATTTGCATGCTTACATTTTAAACCCCATACATCTGATTTTAACCCAAGTTTTTCAGCAAATAAATTTTTTGCAGATGATTGGATAACTTACCCATGGGAAAGACAGGATGCAAAACCAATTCAAGACTATTTAACATGACAAAAGAAGAAATACTAGCTATAATAAATGCTGAATTGCAAGATAACCTTACAATACTAATTGACCCTAAAAAGAAAGATAGTCTATCGCAAAATAGAATAAACGTTTGGAAAGACTTAGTAAGCGAACGATTATATCACCATTTAATAGAAAACCATGAAAAACAGACAACAAATCCTTAAATCACTTAAAGAATTAAAACTTAAATTGATCTCCGATCAACAATATGAAAGCTCAGCTCATGCTAGAGATATTGAAAGAGCAATTGAGGAAAGCGTTCCATTTGTAGATGAAGTTGAAGAATTTAACGCAGTAATGGGAAAAAGTTGGCAAAATAGAACAACCCCTACCATCAATAAAAAAGATGCTGAATTTGTGATCAATTTTATTCAAGAAGAACTGGATGAGCTAAAACAAGCCGTAGAAGATAACAATATTGTTGAAGTTTTTGATGCATTACTTGACATAACATATGTTGGTTTAGGAAATGGTGCTTTAGTATTTGGTTTAAAAGATAAAATGCTAAAAGGATATGCTGAAGTGCAAGCTTCCAACATGTCTAAAATATGTAAAACTGAAGAAGAAGCAATAGAGACAGTAAAAGTTAGAAGTGAGCAACAAGGAGAACCATGCCATTTCAAAAAAACAGATGGAGGATATGTTGTTTTCCGCTCTTCAGATATGAAAGTAATGAAATCAATAAATTATTTCAAACCCAACTTAAATCAATTTTTTAACAAATAAATAAATAAACCATATGAGAACACCACAAGCAATTATCCAAGAATTGAAACATCAATTGAATTGGTCTCAACCAAACATCCGTTTTACAGAATTATCTAATCTAATTAACGAGCTAGAAGCAACACTCAACACACAACCAACCACAAAAAAACCAGAACCAGTTGTTGTTGAAGTCGTAGTTGAAGAACCAGTTGTTGAAGTAACTGAAGAAGTAGTTAAAGTTAAAGCAACTAGAAAGACAACCAAAAAGTAATTTTACTTTAAATAAAAGTTTTGTACCAAGCGATATACTATAACCGCCAACCGGGAGACGATCAATACCATTACTATGTGCGTGATGACAAGAAAGGTATTAATTGCTTTCAATACTGGCCCACAGTCTATAAACTGGATGAAGAAGGTGAATTCGAAACGTTATTTGGAGATAGGTGTTCCCCTATTCAAGGTAAATACGACAAAAACGATCCAAACATCCTAGAAAAAGACATTGACCGTGAACTCATACTCTTGCGTGACATTTACTACAAGAGCGATGACATGCCAGAATACCACAACACAGTGTATCTGGATATTGAGATTGAAATTTTAGGTGCCCTTACACCAACCACCATTAGGGAAGCAAACGCTGAAATTACAGCCATTGCTTTAATTGATGTTCGAACCAAGGAAAAAATATGCTTTATCCTGGACAAACAACAAAATATCCAGAACACCACAGTTGAGGGCAAGCAAATAATATCATGCAAAAGCGAGGATGATCTTATTGGCAAGTTCCTCAACAAATGGGAACAAATGGACCCAACCATAGTTGTAGGATACAACTCAGATTTCTTTGATATACCATATCTATACTATCGTATTAAAAGGCGTTTGGGGGATGAAGTATTGCGTTTGTCTCCAATTGGAAAAATAGAGGAAAACATATACAACCCAAACTCTCCAATTAAAATTGGGCTAGTTAACAGCCTAGATTATATGCTTTTATTGAAAAAGTATATTATGAAGGAAGAACCATCATATAAGTTAGGTGACATTGGTTCAAAATATGCTAAACTAGGCAAAATAGAATACAACGGTAGTTTGGATAAACTATTCAAAGAAGACCCAAACAAATACATCGAATACAACATTCGAGACGTTGAAATCATAGAGGCACTAGAGGAAAAACAAAAATTCATCGAATTAACCATATTGATCTCCCACCTATGCCACACACCATACGAGTCAATTTACTACAACACATCCCTGAACGAGGGAGCAATATTGACGTATCTAAAACGTAAAAACATAGTTGCACCAAACAAACCCACAACCACAAACCCTACCATTAGAGAATTGGAGGTGGGAGATCATATTGTACATCAACGAGGAACCCCAACTATTGAGGGTATTGTATATAGTATAGAGGATAAAACGGTAGTTGTCAAAACACTATCCAACAAATATATGCAACGTAACATTAGAACTGTGCGAAAGAAGGAAGGATATGCCGGTGGATTTCTTTTGGACCCTAAACCATCTAGATATGAGTGGTTATACGATGAAGATGTAACTAGTATGTATCCTTTTATCATGATATCTCTTAATATGGGGGTAGAGACTCTAATAGGACGTATGGTTATAGATAGACCAAACTATAATTGTTGGAATAGTCTAGTAGAAATGGAGGAAATGGCCCAAGAAAATCCGGATAAAATAGTAGAAGTAGAACTCTTGGATAAACATAAATTTATACTTAAGAAAAAAAACATTAAAATCCAACAATTAGTAAACATCATCAAAGAAAATCAATGGACTGTATCAGCTAATGGTGTATTTTTCCGAACAGATATTAAAAGTTCTGTAGCTGAAATATTAGAGAATGGTTTTAATATCCGAAAAGATTACAAAGATAAGATGAAAAAAGCCCATAAAGATGGGGACCATTCTAAACAACTTCTATACATGAACTACCAGATGGCTTATAAAATTTTCATTAATGGAAATTATGGAACCAATGGAATAAACTCATACAGATTTACAGACGGATATAAGATAATATCCAGTGCCATAACTACAACAGGACAACGAACTATTCAAGAAAGTATTAAATACATTAATGAAGAAATTAAAAAGGAAATAAATTTATAATATGTATAACCGTACAATGCATTGAGTTAAATTTAAATCTTTTATATGGCTAAACTCACCAACGAAGCATACATTAATCGGGTTAAATGTAAACATGATATTAAATATGATTATTCAAAAACCACATATCATGGTATGAAAAACAACATAACCATAATATGTCCAAACCATGGAGAATTAACCGTCTCTGCATATGGGCATGATTCACTAGGGCATGGTTGTATTAAATGTACTGGGGTTGGGAAAATTTCTAATCCATTAGAATTTTTTATAGAACGTGCAAGTGAAGTTCATGATAATAAATATGACTATTCTAATATAATAGAATATAAGGGGGTAATGAAAAAATACTCTATAATATGCCCCAATCATGGTCCGTGGGATGTGTCATTAGATAACCACATTAATAAAAAATCATCCTGCCCTAAGTGCAAAGGTAGAAACCTATCCTACTCAGAAAAAATAGAACAAGCGATCAAAATCCATAATGGATTATATGATTATTCATTAATAAATGAAGATTTTAATACAAACCAAAAAGTTTCAATAATATGTCCAAAACATGGTAAATTTGATCAACTCTGGACTAACCATATCCATCAAATGCATGGGTGTCCTAAATGTAAAAAATGGGGAAGACATACTATAACTTTAGATGAATTAAAAGAAAAAACATATAACCTTAATACTGGGTATGAATATGATTGGGGTTCATATAAAGGATATTATGACAATAGTTTTAAAATAAAGTGCAATAGCCATGGGTGGTTCACCCAACAACTTTCAAACCATTTACAAGGGCAAAAATGTCCTAAATGTAAATCTAGTAAAGGTGAAGAAACTATAAGAAAATTTTTAGATAAAAAAAATATTTCATATATTAGGCAAAAAACATTTGATTTATGTGTTAATCCTAGAACAAACTCACGTTTAAAATTTGATTTTTATATTCCTCATTTAAATTTATGTATTGAATATGATGGGGAACTTCATTTTAAACCAATAAAATTTTTCGGGGGTAGTAAATCATATGAAAAACAAATATATTTGGACAATATTAAAAATGAATTCTGTAAAAATAATAAAATTAATTTGTTACGTATATCTTTTATTCAATTTAATGATATTGAAACAATATTAAATAACTTAACCCTATGAAATTTGATATATCTGATTACCGGGATTTTTGTGTAGCTTCAGACACAGATAGCTGTTTTTTTGAAGCAACCCCACAACTAAAAAAACGTCTAGGGGAAAAATACTATGAACTCCCAGATAATGTTCTTACCCAAGAAGTACAAAATATAGCAGAAGAAAATTCAAACAAAATAAACACTTACCTTGATACATTATCTAAAAAATTATTTAATGTACCCCAAAACAGAATAGAATTCAAAACAGAAACAATAATTAAATCGGCATATTGGTCAGGAAAACGCCGTTATGCCCAATACATAGTTAACAAAGAAGGTATACCTACAGAGGAATTCGATATAAAAGGTTTGGACATTATGAAATCCAATTTCCCCCCATACTTCAGAAACTTTGGGGAAGAGCTAATCAAAAGTATACTATTTGGTAAATCCAAAACCGAAATCGACAAATTTGTAATGGACTTTAAAAATTCAATGCAAACAGTAGAATGGACAAAATTGCTTAAGCCAACAGGATTGAAAAAACTAGACGAATACATTGAACGTAAACCTATGGCTGGTGAATTATTTTCCAAATTAAAATTGAAATGCCCCATCAATACAAAAGCAAGCATTTTATATAATGACATATTACGGTTCAAAGGTTTAACCAAACAATACCCTGAATTTACAATTGGGGACAAAATGTACATTGCATACTTGAAACCAAACCCATACAAAATAGATGTAATAGGCTACAACGGATACAATGATCCACCAGAAATAACTCAATTAATAGATAAATTCATTGATAGGGATGGCCTATTTGATAGCGTTATGCGAAACAAACTCGAAACACTATATTCAGATATATCTTGGGATCTATCGCTAAATCCATACAAATCAATGTTTTTTAACTTTAGCTAGGATATTTAAAATGTCTTTTATATATTCATCCAAAACCAAACAAAGTGATCAACAAATTAGTTTTACAAAGCGCAATCAACAAGTACTACTTGGGAGAAAATGAATCCGTCAAATGGACAATTGAAAATAAAACACTCACAATCAATTTCATGTCCATAAACAAAGAAGTTATAGGCAAAATAACATGCCAAGACATTGACATTGAAGATTGTGAGCTAGCCATTTTCGACACCAAAAAATTCCTCAACCTACTCAACATCACCCAGGGCAGTATTTTGGTAAACCTAGAAAAACACAAAGGCACACCAACAAAACTACACTTTGAAGACAACAAATTCACTTTAACATATGCATTGGCTGATCCACTCTTGATTCCCAAAGTAGGCTCCGTAACGGAACCACAATGGGATGCAGTACTACCGTTAGATTCGGAGGATTTACTTAACCTAGTTAAAGCCAAAACATCTTTGGGGGACATTGACAACATGTTAGTTTCAACTGGAATTGACTTAAATGGGGACAAAATGTGTACCTTTACATTTGGAGATGAACAGGGCCACAACAATAAAGTTACATACAATCTATATGGCAAAATAGATGCTACAGATATTAACCTACCGTTCAATTCAAACCAATTCAAAAACATACTAAACATCAACAAAGACTCAAAAGAAGGCAAACTATATTTAAATGCACAAGGTTTACTCAAACTAGAATTCAGCACGGGCGAAATTAACAGTGAATATTATATGGTACGTAAAGAGGACAAAAGTTTTTAATATGTATAATAGAATAGCTTGCCTATTCAAAATAGTTTTCGTATATTGAAGCAACTAACCAATTAGTTGATTATTTTTACAGTTATAGATTTAAATTTAGTTATGCAAGAAACAAAAACACGACGCGGTCGTCCCGCTAGAGGCGAAGAAGTTGACACACAATCCACACTTTGCACAATTAAAGATTCCGCAATGGAACCCTTCTATATTGTCAAAGATGCAACAAACTTTACAGTAATTGAAAGATTTGTTTCTACCCGTGGATTCGGCGGTAAAGAAGCCACCGGCAAACAACAAGAAAGAGTAGTTGGATACTACAGTAGTTTCTCGAATGCCCTAAATTGCATTGCAAAACAAAAATTCTACCTAAACAAAGGAGAATACAGCTCCATTAAAGAATATATCAATACATGGAATGAAGTCAAAAACGGAATAGACAACCTACTAAAATCAATCGAAATATGAGTAAACTAGAAGCACTATTTGATGCAGTTATCGTAAAGCCAGTAGAAATTGAAGAAACACAATTTGGCTCAATTATTGTCCCTGACATGGGAAAAGACAGAAACGTACACGGAACAGTTATAGCAGTTGGACCTGGAAAAGAAACAGTAACTGGAACATTCATTCCCACTATCTTGAAAGAAGGGGATACAGTTGTATTGCCTACCATGGGTTTCACCAAAATCGAGCATGAAGGAACAGAATACTTCATTGGGGCAGAAAACCAGGTGCTTGCTAAAGTAATAGAACAATAAAATAAAGTTATATGAGTAAACAAATTGAATTTGGAGCAGACGCTCGCAAAAAATTAGTAAAAGGTATTGACAAACTAGCCGATGCTGTTGTTTCAACTTTGGGTCCAAACGGTCGTAACGTTGTCTATACAAAAGAAGGGCAAGTGTTCTCCACAAAAGATGGGGTTACAGTCGCGAAGGAAATTAATTCACTGGAGGATCCAATTGAGGATCTTGGAATCAACATGATCAAGCAAGCCTCCATCAAAACAGCAGATAACGCGGGAGATGGAACAACTACTTCTACCTTACTAGCACGCGAAATAGTCAAACAAGGTCTACAGCGTTTGAACGACGGGGCAAATGCAGTTGAAATCAAACGTGGAATTGACTCCGCTGTTGGAATTGTATTGCAGGGATTGAAACGCATCCACGAAAAAATCGCATCCGAGGAACAACTCGAGCAAATTGCCACCATTTCAGCAAACAACGATCCTACAGTAGGGAAATTGATTTCAACAGCAATGGAAAAAGTAGGTCGTGAAGGTGTAGTTTACATTGAAGAAAGCAAAACAGGCGAAACATACCTTGAAACAGTAGAGGGTATGCAATTTGATCGTGGCTATAAATCACCATACTTTGTAACCAACAACTCCACAATGTCTACCACTTTGAATGACGTGTATGTGTTTATTGCAGATCATCGTTTTTCAGCAGTAAAAGATCTATTGCCTATTTTGGAAGGTGTATCTCAAGCAAACAAATCACTATTGATCATATGTGATGATATTGATGGTGAAGCACTTTCCACACTAGTGGTAAACAAAATGCGTGGTACACTTAAAGTATGTGCTGTAAGAGCACCTGAATTCGGTGATCGTAGAAAACTATTGCTAGAAGACATTGCTATTCTAACTGGCGGTACTGTATTTGACAAAGACAAAGGCATGAAATTGGATAAATTCCAGTGGGATTGGTTCGGTCAAGCACGCACCATTACAGTATCCAAAGAAAAAACCACTATCATTGATGGTAAAGGAGATGAAACTAAAATCACTCAACGAGTAGAGGAACTCGAGCAACAAATCGCAAAATCAGATACACCATTTGAAATGGAAAAATTGCAAGAGCGTTTATCCAAATTTGTAGGTGGAGTAGCTATCGTTCACGTTGGTGGAAACACTGAAACCGAAATGAAAGAAAAGAAAGACCGAGTGGACGATGCACTACAGGCCACAAAAGCAGCCCTAACAGATGGAATTGTTCCAGGTGGTGGTATTGCATTATTGAATGCACGTGAATCTCTAAAAGACATTGTAAATGAGGGTGCATCCGAGGACTTTAAATTCGGCTACAAAGTAGTATACAATGCATGTGGCAAACCATTTGAGCAAATCCTATCCAACGCTGGATATTCAGAGGCAGATGCTCGCATGATTGCACAATATGACTTGAAAGCAGCAGATAGCGAATGGGCTGGCTACGATATTAAAACATGTTCTGTAGTTAACATGAAAGAAGCTGGCATTTTGGATCCACACCGTGTCACCAAAACCGCACTATCTTCAGCATCCTCAATTGCCGGTACTATCCTATTAACAGAGTGTGTAGTAATAGACAAGCCAGAAAACAAAACAGAAAATACGTTTGATCCATCAATGATGGTTAACATGATGTAATATGGAAACACAAGAAGTAGAATACAACGAATTAATTGCAACTAGAAAAAAAGGATTTGGGGATGTATGGATCTTGGTTGGGGAGACAGAAGAACATGGCTCCCTAACCGAAGCCCTAGAGGCATGGTTCCAGAAAACAGGCGAGAACGCTCACTTTAGATTGGAACCTTTAAACAGTGAACTATTTGTTATACGAGTTGAAACAGAAGAAATACCAGAGGCACCACCAGAGCCACCTAAGCGCTTTAATATTTATGGGGATTTCGATTGATTTTTATAATATGTATAGATATGAAATTAACTGATATTCTACGCGAAATAGAGGACGAAGAAGGTGGAGAACAAAAGCAACTTCGTGTCAAATACGATCTAGCTGTTGAACCTGAATCCATGGATGCTGCTTTAAAAGCACTCGATACCATTGACAACTACGGAATATACGCGCAAAACATGCGTGACCCTAAAGCCATTGCAAAAGCCTTCGGCCCTTCAATCCCAGCACAAAAAGCAGGTGCTGCATGGAAAGACTGGGATTCACGCTCAGAGGACGAAAAAGCATTCAAGTTAATTGACATCAAGAATAGAGCACCACAAGCATGGACCGCTACTGAAAAAGAAGCAGAAGCAGGCTATGAAAAATGGCAAGCAGAAGGAAACGATGGTAGCCTAAATGACTATCTATTTACCCTACCAGGCAAATCACTACCAAAAGAGCTAGTTGGTCGCTATGGGGCAAATTATTTTCCAATGAAAACCCCAGCAAACCTAAAAAAATACGCTGGTAAATTGGAGAAAGATATAAACTATAAAGTGGAAGATGGCAAAATCATATTTCCTTCCTCAATGGAAAACCCATTCAACACTAAAGCATACCTCGAAAAAGTACTCAAAACTATATTCAACAATGCTGGGGTAGGATATAATGTAATTAGTATTGAGGCAGGTGAAACAGAAACACCCAAAACAATTGAAAAACCAAAAGCAGAGGAAGTACCACCACTCTCCACCACAGTAAATACAGCAGATCAAGCAGATAAACTTCGCAAACAATTGCAAGCCAAACTAGGGGACGTTCCAAGTGCAAAATTTGAAGTTGAACCAACGGGTGAAGGAGCAGACAGAAAATACAAACTAGTTGTAACAGGTATTACAGCATCTCAAAGAGCAGCACTCCAGCCAATAGCATTTGACTTTAAAACTAAACTTAAAGAAGACATTGACTTTGAAATGCGAGCGATGCTAGTTCGAGCTGGAATTATAAAGTAATATACCCCACAATAATTTAAAATAGCTTGCCTAGTGCAAGCTTTTTTTGTATATTACGGTTATGAAAGAAAATACGTTATATGTAGAGCGTTTTCGCCCTACCACTCTAGAAACATATGTAGGAAATCAAGCTGTCAAAGAAACCCTCCAAAGATACCTAGACCAAGGTGACATCCAGAATTTTATATTCTATTCTACCCCAGGCACAGGGAAAACTACATTGGCCAAAATCATAGTTAAAAACCTAGATTGCGACTATCTTTTCATCAATGCGTCCGACGAAAATGGTGTGGATGCCATCCGAGACAAAGTAAAAGGATTCGCTAGTGCTGCATCGTGGAAAAGCATCAAAGTAGTAATACTGGATGAAGCAGATTTTATCACTATCCAAGGACAAGCCGCACTACGAAACGTAATTGAGACATTCTCCCGCTCAACTCGATTCATATTAACATGCAACTTTGTAGAGCGAATAATAGATCCACTCCAATCCAGATGCCAGGTACTCAAAATTGTACCACCTTCCAAACAAGAAGTATACAACCATTTAACTTGGATATTGGCCGATCAATTGAACTTATCGTATGAGCCGGAAGACATCAAAACATTAATTGTACAGTACTATCCAGACCTACGCAAAATGTTAAATGTTTTGCAAATGTCTGTAAAAGATGATATGGTTGTACTCGATAAAACAGTTTTAGTAGCAAATAACTACATCAAAGCAGTACTGAAAGAACTAGCACAAGCAAAACCAGACTGGAGAAATATTCGCCAAACTATAGCCGATAGTGGAGTAAAAGACTTTGAGGAGCTATACCGTAGCCTATTTGACTATGCCTCCAAATATGCACCTGGGAAGGAAGGCATGATTGCAATCATACTAAATGAGCACCTATACCAGGCAAACTTTAGAATAGACAAGGAAATTAACATAGCCTCTTGTATAGCCAAAATTATAGAGGTAAAATGAAATATTTCATAAAGTACACTCTTTCGTGGATATCCCAAAATCTATCCGTACCTTTCTGGATAGTGGGTCATATCCATTTAAGCACAAATGTGTATGAAGATATAACTGAAATATTAGCTTCCATTGGAATGAACATAATAGTTGCGGCAGGCTTTATACATGATTTTATAGAATACAAAAACGAAAAAACCAATAAACAATAAATAAATATGCAAAACCAAGCACCAAACATCGATTTCAAACAAACAACCCCAGTTGAAGGATTCAACGGAGAAAAACTATTCGGGCAAGCATTCATTATCCGTAAAATCTCCAAGTTTTTAATTGGGGCAGACGAGGATGCCCTTATCCCAATCCCAGTATTTTATGATTTAGATAGCAAAAAGATATTGACAGACTCACTCCCACCAGAAATTAGAGCAGAATACAAAGATATTTCACTGTGAGAAAACAGAAAGAAATAAAGGATATATTTGGGTGGTTAAACGAGATCACCATATATAAATCACCAATTGAAAATATTTCACCAGAATCGTGGGATAAATGGAACTCGTATATGATTAACAAATATGTATCGACAGATATACGCTACATTGAACTTGTAAATTATATTCAAACAATCCCATACGATAACAAACAACAAATATATTCAATTTATAGAGAAATGATCCCGAAACAAAAAACGTTCTTCAAGTATTTAAAGGTAACCAAACGCAAGAAAAACCTTCAAGCAATAGACTATGTAGCCAAACATTTTGAATGTAGTTTAGGTGAAGCAGAAGAATATATGGACATTTTACGCGAAAATGGTGTTCGAGGTATCCTCTACAAAATGGGAATAACAGTTAAAGAAGCAGATAAACTATTAAAGTAATGACAAGAGAAATTAAGGTTACAGACTCTATAGTAGACTCCATCATAGACAAATTCGTTGATAGAGCATCATTTGGCAAGGAAAAATACGGATGTGATTTGGATCGCACCGACCTAGAACTAATAGACTACATCAACCATGCTTTAGAGGAACATATGGATGCTATACTTTACCTCCAGAAGGTAAAGAAAATGCTAGAGGCAAAAAATATGTAATATTTATTAACAAACATATAACATGAGCGAAGAATTTAAAAGAATGGTGGAATTGGCTGGTTTACCAACCCCAGAAACCACAACAGAAGAAAACACAACAGAATCACTAAACGAAAACTTCGTTGGTATTCCCGCTATCAACAATATATTTGAGCGCGAAAAAACAGATTACGAAATAGCATTTGAGCACTTCACCAAAGGCACTTCATTGAATGAGGAAATGGAAGATGAAGATGAAGACGAAGACGAAGAATACTCAGACTACTTTTTTGATATAGATACCCCTGAAGACGAGCTAGACGAATCCAATAAACCAGGCACAGCCAAAGAACGTTCCGCAATGGCAAAAAAAGCACGTGCAGGAAAAGACATTGGCGAAAAGGGAAAAAACTTCGAGAAAATAGCCAAATCAGCAGCCAAAAAATATGGCTCAGAAGAAGCAGGCAAAAAAGTAGCAGGTGCAGTAATGTACGGAAAACTAAACAAATAACATGAACCCAAAAGACAAAATCACAGTAGACGTTCCGCTATTCATCCGTTTGCTCGAATACGCTAGAGAGGATGCAAAAGATGATATGGACCTACACCGTGTAGCCGAAAACGCAATTGAACTATCCCGCTACGCTGGTACTTTAGGTATGATGGATTACGGTGCAATAGTGGGAGACGGACAAGAAATTGAAGAAATCAAACGCAACCAACGTCTAGCCGGCATTTTAAAATAACATTTAGGACCGTTACCAAACAGTAACGGCGAAACCCCCAACTCTCGCTATCATGGGGGTTTCTTTTTCCTTTAAAAGCAATAATCAAATTATTGATTATTTGGATAAGCAATAAAGTTTTTGTATATTTACCATATGGCCAAAAAGAAAGTTATACCTCAAATAGTAAAAGAGGTCCAAAATAAAATCAAACGAGACATAGATTGGGCAAGTGAAAAAAGCATCTCATACTCCCAACTATCCATGTACTCCGAATGCCCCAAAAAATGGTCCCTCCAATACAAAGAAGGCCATAAACAATTTACCTCCACCATCCACACAGTATTTGGATCCTCCCTCCATGAAGTACTCCAGCACTACCTAACCACATACTACAACCAAAGTGGAACAGCAGCTGATAAAATCAACACATCCGAAATGCTCGAGGACAAACTCAGAGAAGAATACACCAAACAATATAAATCAAACAACAAACAACATTTCTCCACACCAATAGAGCTCAGAGAATTTTACGATGATGGAGTAGAAATCATACGCGATTTTGCAAAAAATAGGGGCAAACATTTCTCCAAGCGTGGGTGGTATCTAGTAGGAATAGAAATACCCATTGTACTGAACCCACACCCAAAACTCCCCAACGTAGTATATCAAGGTTTTCTCGATGCTGTTCTGTACCATGAACCAACCAACAAAATTTACATAATAGACTTTAAAACCTCAACTTGGGGTTGGGGAGAAAAAGAAAAGAAAAACGAAATAAAACAATACCAACTTTTACTCTACAAAAAATACTTTGCGGAACTATACAATTTCCCCGAAGAAAACATAGAAGTAGAATTCTTCATAGTAAAACGCAAGTTAAGAGAAAGTGAAGATTTCACCATCAAACGCATCCAAAAATACAAACCGGTCTCGGGTAAAGTAAAAATGAAAAAAGCAGAACAAGCAATGTTAAATTTTATAGAGGAAGCATTCGATGCAAACGGATTCAAACAAATAGAACACCAACC